AATACTTCTTGGGTTCAGCAGACAGCATTGCCAATTACTGTTGGCACCACAGCTATTGTTTGGGTGCAGTTTGGCGCACCTTTGACCTATACCGCTGGCACTGGTCTGAATGAGTCGCCATCCTATACATTCAACATCGCCAACACTGGCGTGACTGCGGCAACCTATGGCTCTGCCTCACAGGTTCCAGTTTTGGCTGTAAATGCTCAGGGTCAGTTGACATCGGTCACCAACACATTGATTGCCATCTCTGCTGGCGCCGTATCTGGATTGGCGGCTTCTGCAACAACCGATACTACTGACGCATCCAACATTACATCTGGAACACTTCCTACAGGTCGTTTAAGCGGTTCTTATACTGGCATTACTGGTGTTGGTACGCTGACCGCTGGTACATGGAATGGCTCAACAATTGGTATCGGTTATGGCGGTACAGGTCTGACAGCTACGCCAAGCAATGGCCAGTTGGCTATCGGTAACGGCTCTGGCTATACCTTGGCTAACTTGACCGCAGGAACGAACGTCAGCATCGCCAATACGGCTGGCGGCATCACGATCTCAGCTACGCCTTCCGCTGGCGGTACTGTGACAAGCGTGGACATGACTGTTCCATCGTTCTTGTCCGTAAGTGGTAACCCAATCACAACCAGTGGCACATTGGCTGTTACGTACTCAGGCACAGCTCTTCCAGTAGCCAACGGTGGTACAGGCGCTACGACATTGTCAGGTTATCTGTTTGGCAACGGCACAAGCGCTGTATCAGCATCGACCACGATCCCCAACACAGCTATCACTGGATTGGGGACAATGTCAACACAAAACGCTGGTGCTGTGGCCATCACTGGTGGGACAATTGATGGAGCGTCGATTGGCGCAACGACTGCATCAACTGGTAAATTTACGACTGTGACTGCCACTACTGGCATCTTCGGAGGAACCTTCTAATGGCGGCTTCAGGCTACACCCCAATTTCGCTGTACTACAGCAACACAGCTTCTGCTGTTCCGACTGCTGGCAACCTTGCTGATGGCGAGCTTGCTCTCAATATTGCTGACATGAAGTTGTATGCAAAGAACAGCTCAGGCGTAGTAACTTTGCTTGCTTCTAATGCATCAACAGGTGGCGTAAGCTCTGTTTCATTTGGCTCTACAGGTTTAACGCCAAGCACTGCAACATCTGGTGCTGTTACTGTTGCAGGCACGTTGAGTGTGGCAAATGGTGGTACAGGTCAAACCTCCTATACCGACGGACAGTTGTTGATTGGTAACTCTACTGGCAACACATTAACAAAAGCAACGCTAACAGCAGGATCAAATATCAGCATCACAAACAGTGCTGGCTCAATTACGATTGCTAGTACGTCATCTGGCATTACAACAGGCAAATCCATCGCAATGGCGATGATCTTCGGTTTCTAAGGAGCTATAAATGGCAAATCCAAATATCGTCAACGTAACGACCATTTACGGCACGACGACTTATTACACCCCAACTGGCACATCTTCTGTAGTTTTGTTGCCTAACGCCGCATCATCTAGCAAGGTCTACAAGATCAATCAAATTGTTGTGGCTAATGTGACGGCTACAGCGGCAAATGCTACGGTGTCAATTTACACTAATGGCGCTGTGGCGCAAGGTTCTGCGCCTGCTGGCGGCACTGCATACCCAATTGTTTCGGCTGTCTCGGTGCCGGGCAACGCCTCGCTGATTGCCGTAGACAAGACAACTGCGATCTACTTGCAAGAAGGCACGTCAATTGCAATCACGTCTGGCACAGGAAGCTCACTCACCTTTAGTATCAGCTACGAAGACATCTCTTCTTGATAAGGGGCGAAGATGTCCAATCGCTACAAAGGCGGTGTAATTTCCGCTACCGCACCAACAACAGTTGCCAATACCGTTAACCAAGGTTCGGCTCCCGGTATTTGGACGACCACGCAAGCGCTTCAGGCGATAGCCGCTAGTGCGTGGCCTGCGCAGGCGACGATCCCCGGAGTCCCGACCATTGGCACTGCCACAATCAACGGAACGACTGCAAGTGTGGCTTTCACACCTTCATCTAGTTTGGGCGGTGGTGGGGCAATTACGTATACGGCGACGTCGAGCCCCGGGGGCATTACGGGCACAGCATCTTCATCCCCAGTCACAGTATCTGGCTTAACGGCTGGAACGTCTTACACATTTACTGTAACAGCAACCAATTCCGTTGGTACTAGCTCGCCAAGCTCTGCAAGTAACAGTGTTACTGCTGTAACGCCAGCAGGACAAGCGTATTACACAACCGCAGGTACATTCTCGTGGGTTGCCCCTACTGGAGTTACTTCTGTTTCTGTTGTGTGCGTTGGCGCAGGGGCGGGTAATCCAATTACAAATCCAAATACTACGGGTGGTGCGGGTGGTGGTCTGCGCTACAGAAACAACATCACCGTGACGCCCGGCACCTCTTACACCGTTACGGTCGGTAACCGTCCATCCTCGGGTAATACTGGAGGAAATTCGCTGTTTGACAGTACTAGTGTTGTTTGGGCGCAAGGCGGTCAAGATGCTACTGGCGGAACAGGTATCGCTATAGGCGGAAACATTGGTGGTGGTAACGGCGGTGCCTCTTCTAACGGTGGCGCTGGTGGCGGCGCAGGCGGTTACGCGGGTAATGGTGGAAATGGCGGTAGTACCCCAACTGCTGGCGCTGGTGGTGGTGGTGGTGGTGGTGGTTCAAATTACGGAATTTACTTGGGTTGCTGTAGCTTTATTTGGGGAGCCGCTGGTGGCGGCGGTGGCGTAGGAATGTTGGGACAAGGCTCTAACGGCGCGGCTGGTGCTTCACAGGGTGGGGGTGGTGGCCCCGGCTCTAGTGGTGACTATGGTGGCGGTGGCGGTAGCGCTGTAGATAATTCTCCTGCCAATGGAGGCGCTGGTGGCGGTGCAGGCGGTGGCGGTGGCGGTGGTAACACACCAGACTTCAACAAAGGTAAAAACGGTGGTGGTTCAGCAGGCGCTGTGCGCATCATTTGGGCTGGCGGTACAGGAATAACTAGAGCCTTCCCATCAACAAACACAGGTAACTTGTAATGGAACTCTATATACGTATTGTAGATGGTCAACCATTTGAACATCCTATTTTTGCTGACAACTTTCGTGAAGCATTCCCTGATGTAGACACAAACAATCTGCCTCCTGAATTTGCTCGATTCGTTAGAGTTCCACATCCTGAAGATGCTGGTATTTATCAGGTTTATGAAGTTTCTTACGCTTGGGTTGGTGACGTTGTTAAAGACGTTTGGACTCTTCGCGAAATGAACGAAGAAGAGCGGATGGAGCAAACGGCTTTTCTAATGAAAAACGCCCGTTCCACTGTTGAAATGTACAAAACGCAAGCGCAGGAAATCTTAAAAGTCGCTGATGCAACTGCAACGCAAGCTGTAAACGAATTTTTAAGTGGATTAGATGCTTGGCTTGCAAATGACCCCATCAACTTGCCAATGCCTGTTCCACCAAGAATTAGTAGAAGTGGCTCTTTAATGGATGTCACGGCTTCAGGGAGTGCGCCTAATGTTATTGGCTAATCCCATCGAAACTGGTGATCTTCGTGGAACGATGTATGACTTTGAGTTTGCAGGCGATGTCCTGCCAAAACACAACCACACAGAAAATGACGTACACATCACCATAGTGGCAAGGGGTAAAGTCAAGGCGTACTCGCATGATTGGGAGAAAGAAGTCTTGGCTGGGCAGATCATTGATTTCAGACCCAATGAGCCACATGAAATAATGGCTTTAGAAGACAATACGAGAATCTTCAACATCATCAAAAAGTTTGGTGGTGTTAGCAATGACTATGAGGTGACAAATGTCTGATAGATACTCTGGCGGGATTATTTCGCAAACACCAGTAACGCCATCTGGCAATACGGAGGAGTCAACGGCCCCCGGCATCTGGACGCTGGAGCAACAAGCTTATTGGAGAAAACAAAATCTGTGGCCCACCTTCGGAATCCCTATTCCAGCCAATGCTTATGTTGAGTACATGTTTAGTTCATATATGTACAGTGGTACAGGCGCGTCACAGACCATTACAAATGGTGTTAACTTGTCTGGCAAAGGTGGTCTGGTTTGGATTAAATCTCGTAGCGCCGCTAATGCACACTGTTTATTTGACACAACTCGAGGTGCATTGCAGTACCTTGCTTCAAATACTACAGACCCTAGTCAAACGCAATCACAAAGTTTGACGTCCTTCAATACTGATGGTTTTACGCTAGGAACAACAGCATCTATATCTGTTAATAATAACGGTCAGCGTTACGTTGCTTGGACATTCAGAGAACAGCCAAAGTTTTTTGACATCGTAACTTGGTCTGGAGACGGGCTTGCAAATAAGGTAATTCCTCATAATCTAGGGTCATCTCCGGGTTGTATTCTTGTCAAGCAAACAAATACCACTCGTGCTTGGGCTGTATTTCACAGAAGTTTAAGTGGCGGCGGTACAGCAGGAAATTTAGTTTTAAATACAACTGCAGCAGAAGCAGGAAATGCGTATTTCCCTGCCGTAAGTTCAACTGAATTTCAAGTTAGCGCATCTACAGCCGTAAACGAATCTGGTGGGACGTATGTCGCATATCTATTTGCCCATGACGCAGGAGGCTTTGGCGCAACTGGCACTGAAAATATAGTATCTTGTGGGTCGTATACGGGTAATGGTTCTGCTACTGGCCCTGTAGTCACACTAGGGTATGAGCCTCAATGGGTTTTGGTTAAGCGTGCAAGTGGTGGAACTGCAAACTGGTTCCTGTACGACACTATGCGTGGATTCCCAACTGCAACAGGATCGGAAACAAGATATCCATTAATTCCAAATACTACTGATCAAGAATCAACATATGCAAGCACATCAGGTTTATACCCAACGTCAACCGGGTTTTCAATAAACACATCTGCCGCAAACTTCAACGCCTCTGGTAACACCTACATCTACATAGCCATTCGTAGAGGCCCGATGCAGGTTCCAACTGTAGGTACAACCGTATATGCGCCTATTACATACACAGGCACTGCGGCAACAACAGGTACGCCAGCGCTTAATGCAGGTTTCCCTGTGGATTGGGCGCTTACAAAGAGCAGGTCTTCTGTGGTGTATTCCCCCGGACGTGCTCGTCTAATGGGTAACACCAACTTCCTAAACATGACAAGTGGTGGAACGCAAAACCCAACAGGAGACTACGGTTTCACTGGGCCTTTGCAGAACTATTACTACACACCAGAATCTGGAAGTGCTTGGAATGGTTCTGGCACAACGTATGTTGTGGAAGCATTTAGAAGAGCGGCTTCATTTATGGATGTTGTCTGCTACACAGGTACGGGAAGCAACCAAGCTATCTCGCACAACCTGACGGTAGCCCCACAACTAATGATCGTGTCACCAAGGACTACAACATCAACTACCTACAATGTATATTCTGAGTCAGCAGGCCCAACTAGATATTTAGACATTAACACCTCAAGCCCTTACACAACTAGTAGCACACGGTGGAATAATACTGCGCCAACTTCATCAGTATTTACTGTTGGAACACAGAATACTGTAAACGCAAGTGGATCAACCTATATTGCAGTTTTATTTGCGACGGCACCCGGTGTCTCTAAGGTAGGCTACTATGTTGGCACAGGCGCCCTACAAACTATTGACTGTGGCTTTACAACAGGTGCTCGATTTGTAATGATTAAGCGACTTGATAGTGTTGGCGATTGGTACTACTGGGATTCTGCTCGTGGTATCAGCTCAGGCAATGACCCATACTTGGCAGTAAATCTTACAGATGCTGAGGTTACTGGGACAAACTACGTTGACACCGACGCAACTGGTTTTAAAGTCACAGCCGCCGCACCAATTGCATTAAACGCAAATGGCGGAGAGTATATTTTCTTGGCCGTTGCGTAATTGAGGACTAGCATGAAACTACAACTACCTATTGAAACTGTCAATCAAGTTCTTGGTTACCTTGGCACACGCCCCTACCAAGAGGTGTACAGTTTAATTCAAGCTATTCAAGAAGCCGCAAAACCACCTGAAGCACCAAAGGTTGAAGATGGAAACAGTGGAGACTAAATTGTCAGTGCATGAAGCGGTATGCGCTCAGCGATACGAGCGCATTAACGAGTCATTAGATAGTGGCAAAAAGCGTATGGCAAAAATCGAGATCTTGCTATATATCACTATTGCCACTGTATTGCTTGGACCCGGCGTGGCCGCCGAGTTTGTTAAAAAGGTTTTAGGTATCTAGCATGCGAGACTGGGCTGAAGCACTTATTGCAGCAGCCCTTATCGTCGCCTTTGTTGTGTGGGGCACATATACAATTATTTGGGTGTGGGGATGAGATGGAGCTTGAGTATTACACCAAGATTATCGGCGCAATAACTGCCTCAACCGCGATGGTTGGTGGTGGCTATACACTTGCCGATAAGTTTGGTGTGTTTCATAAAGACATCCTCAAGTGGGCACCAGAACACTTCCAAATATCTGACGCACCCGCAAACGGTGAGTTTAAGGCTGTGGTGGCTAGGCAGAAGATTCGGGATGACTGTGAAGTCACATCGTTTAAACTAGAAGTACGGGATTCTGAGTTGGTGGTACATCCAGCCAAGCCAAGTATTGCCACGTTTTCAGGCCCAGCCAGCGACACAGTGGATAAGTTTGGGTACAAGTTTAAACTAGACACCACTTCACAAGTGACACCCGGTGTTGCTACGTTGCTGGCACATATCAAGTACAAGTGCCCAGAGGGTGAAGTGTTGGTGAACTACCCAGCGCACAAGAACCTAATGTTTACGATTAAGGAATCCAATGTTTGAACTAATTGGCGGTGGCGTATTCGGTGGCTTGATTGGCGGTCTGTTCCGCCTTGCTCCTGAAGTCCTGAAATACTTTGACAAGAAGAACGAGCGCGAGCATGAGATGGCAATGTTCAGCCGTCAATGTGAGCTTGAGACGCTTCGCGGACAACAGAAGTTAGCTGAAATTGGTGCTCAGCGGGATGCTGCTATTGACGTTGGTGTCATGGATGCCTTCAGTGCCGCAATCAATCAGCAGGCTGAAATGGTCAAAGCTGCGGGTGGTTGGGCGGCTAGTCTGTCTGCATCCGTGCGTCCTGTTGTAACTTACTGGATCATGGCGCTGTGGTCATTTATTCACATCTGGTTTGCTTGGCAGGCCCACCGTGCAGGCGCTTCACCTGAAGTTGTGTTCAAGACCATGATGACTGTGGACTTCTGTGCTTTGGTGTCTGGCACCATAAATTACTGGTTCCTCGACCGTACCCTCAAGCAGCGTGGCCTATGAACCTAGAACTAGCCGCAGAACTGTGCCGCCGGTTTGAAGGCTTTAGTTCTAAGCCATATCTTTGTCCTGCAGGAATCCCGACAATTGGTTATGGTTCTACTTATTACGCTGATGGCCGCAAGGTGACTTTGCAAGATCAGCCAATGGATGAGCCTACTGCTCGAGCATTGTTAATGGCAGAATTGCGGCATACGTATTTAGTAGGGGTTTTACGGCAGTGCCCGATTCTTGCAACTGACGTGAATAAGCTAAATGCAATTGTGGATTTTTGCTACAATTTAGGTGTTGGCAGACTGCAGACTAGCACGTTAAGACGTAAGATTAACGCGCAGGACTGGGAAGGTGCCAAAGAGCAATTGATGCTTTGGACCAAAGGTGGTGGCAAGGTTTTGCCGGGGTTGGTTAAGCGCAGGATTGCAGAAAGTGCTTTACTAAATTAGTATGTCTTTATTTTTGAGAGGTGATTAAAATGGCAACAAGTAAGCCTGTTTGGGAAAAACAACGGCCAAAATCATTAGGCAAGCCTAAGCCTCTTTCGCCGCAGAAAAAGTCGGCAGCAAAAGCAAGAGCTAAAGCAGCAGGTAGACCTTATCCTAATTTGGTTGACAATATGGCAATGGCTAGGAAGCGGAGTAAGTAAGCATGACAGCTGCCGCAGTAATGACCTACGACACCTTGGTGGAGAATATCCAGTCCTATCTGGAGAGGAATGACGCCTCCACTTTGGCAAAGATCCCACTCTTTATTATGTTGGCCGAGCAAGTCATTGCTAGCCAGATTAAGTTCTTAGGCAACTTGACGGTCAACACAAGCACTATGGTATCTGGCAATGGCATTATTGCCAAGCCCGCGAGGTGGCATAAGACAGTGTCAATGAACATTACTGTGGATGGCCAGCGTCAGCCCGTACTGCTTCGTAAGTATGAGTACCTTCGCAATTACTGGCCAGACTCTGCGGACACAAGCACGCCGTTGTATTACTGCGACTACGATTACTCCAATTGGTTGGTAGCACCGACACCAGATAGCGCCTACGCATTTGAGGTCCTCTACTATGAACGAGTTCAACCTCTGGATTCATCAAATCAAACCAATTGGTTTACTATTTACGCGCCACAAGCTTTGCTCTACGGGTCTCTCCTGCAGGCTATGCCATTCCTTAAGAATGATGAGCGTATTCCAATGTGGCAACAAAATTATGAGTTGATCATGCAGACGCTGATGGCTGAAGATAAGCTTCGCATTGCTGATCGTCAAGCCGTGGCGGTGGATTCATGAGCTATGTAAGTCCATTCACCGGCGACGTCATCCAGCCAACCGACGTTAGCTACCAAGCCATTACGCTTTCGGCTAACAAGCAGTTAAACTGGCCAAGCAACAGCACCACCAACACTGATTACGCAGCGCGTATCATGCAGGTGACAGCTTCCTCTGGAAGCCTTAGCCTGTATATGCCTCCAGCCAATCAGGCCTCGGTTGGCAATGACGCGTTAATTCGCAATATTGGCTCTAATACATTCACTGTTAAAGACTACGCCGGTACGAATACCATCGTCTCAGTGGCTGCAGGTGAGTCCAAGTATATCTACATTACAACTAATGCAACGGCGCAAGGCACTTGGGGCGTAATTGCATTTGGAACTGGCACTTCATCAGCTGATGCCGCAACACTTGCAGGCTACGGACTAGTTGCAAGCGGGGCAACACTAAACCAAAGCCACCCATCGGCCGCGATTACTTCAGGCTCTACGTTTGCAGCAGCAGATAGGGCGCAGGCTAAAGTGTGGGGCAGCGGCACAGGCACTGCAACACTGCCAGCTGCAGCAACACTTGGCAATAACTGGTTTACGCTATTTAAAAATAACGGCACAGGCTCATTCACCATCTCCTGCTCAGGCGGTGAGTTGATTGACGGCAACAGCTCAAAGACATTCAACCCTACCGAGTCAGCATTCATTGTTTGTACCGGCACGGCGTATGTTACCGTTGGCTACGGCGTAAGCTCGTCATTCGTTTTTACCGCGTTGGTAAAAGCTGTAACAGGCGGTTCGTACTTACTTACTAACAACGAAGCTGCAAACAACATTCAAACGTACACGGGCACACTGGTAAGCAATGTGACCGTGACGTTTCCGCCTGTTGTTAACTTGTACGTTATTTCAAATCAAACTGTTGATAATGGCTATAGCTTAACCGTCACGACAGGGTTAGGCTACACTGCAACAATTCCACCGGGGCAGCAGGCCACGCTAATTTGCGACGGCACCAACTTCTTAAATGCCAACACCACACAGGCTGGAGCCACAACGGTTAGTTTGGTTGATGGCACAGTTGGTACGCCATCACTTAATTTTGCTGCTGAGACTAGTACAGGCGTCTATCGTTCAGCAGCAGGCCACTTTAACATTGCTGTCGGTGGCGCCATGGCAGTTGACTTAACCAGCACAGGCATGAAAATCCCAGTTGGCATTGCTGGAGGTACCTTCACATGACCAAAAAAGTATTTGCGCTGGATACAAAACCTGGGATTCAGCGAGACGGCACTGTCTTTGATAAAGACTACTATAACGATGGACGTTGGGTACGTTTTCAACGCGGTCGGCCTCGTAAAATTGGTGGCTATAGAGAGATTGTGAATGACTTGGCAGGTCCAAGCCGCGGTATCTATTTGAACCCGCAGCAAAGTTTTAACAACGTGTTTAGCGGGTATTCGGGTGGTTTGCAGCTTTTGCCAATTGACAACAATGGCACGGGCTCAGGCATTACCGACATGACGCTGACCGGCTTTACTGCTAATGCTGACAATCTTTGGCAGTTTGATACGTTTTTTGATGGCACTGGATCAGGTAATAACCTTTTGCTGGCTCACCCAGGCCAGAACCTCACACTAATTGACAACAACGTCAATACTAGAGTACTTGGTGGTTTAATTACAGGCACAAGTTTGAGCCCTATTGGGGTATTTACCTCTGTGGCTGCAACCATTACCAGTGGTTTGACTACCATTACCATGGCTACCACTGACACGCAAATTGGTGCGGGTCAATCGGTAACTGGTACAGGCATCCCATCTGGTGCCACTGTGGTATCCATTTCATCTACGACATTGACCATCTCAGCGCCTGCCACAGCAACAGGTTCGTCAATCACTTTGACTTTTGACAATAACGTTGCAGTGTCTGGTGGTGTGGTTACTTTGCACCCTTATGTGTTTGTTTACGGCAATGATGGCCTAATTAAGAATTGCTCGGCAGGAAATGTACAGGATTGGGTATCTGCTGATGCCAACGAGGTCTCAGTGGCCACCGGTAAGATTGTCCAAGGATTACCTGTACGTGGTGGCTCAAATGCACCATCGGGCCTCTTTTGGAGTTTGGATTCTTTAATTCGTGTATCTTTCATTGGTGGCACAGGCTCGCCTCCACAATATTGGCGGTATGACCTTATTACCAGCCAATCATCCATCCTCTCAAGCCAGTCTGTTATTGAGTACGACGGCGTGTATTACTGGTGCGGTGTTGACAGATTCTTGCTTTACAATGGCGTTGTAAAGGAGATTCCTAATACTTTTAACCAAAACTACTTCTTTGACAACTTAAACTACGCTGCTCGTGAGAAAGTTTGGGTTACCAAAGTGCCTCGTTTTGGTGAAATCTGGTGGTTTTACCCATCAGGCAATGCCACAGAGTGCAATAATGCTGTTATTTACAACGTGCGTGAGAATGTCTGGTACGACGCGGGGTTTGCGTTAGGCGCGCAGCGGTCTGCAGGCTACTTTTCTCAAGTATTCCACTACCCAATCTCAGCAGATTGGAATACTACCGCCACTGGTGGCGTATTGGCATTCACTTTGACCAATGCTGGATCGGGTTATACAGACGCTACGTACAATAACACGCCACTTACAGGCGGTACTGGCACTGGAGCTACTGCAAATATTACGGTTGCAGGCGGCGTAGTTACAACTGTCGTGATCAATGGCCACGGTGTGAACTACACCGCAGCTGATGTCTTATCAGCCACGTTTGGTGGAGGCTCCAGCTTTGCCATTACGGTCACGTCGTTGATGAGTTTTGTGCCTTTGTATCAGAATGAGATTGGAACTGACAAGGTAAGTGGCGCCACAGCCGTTGCAATTGAGTCGTATTTTGAAACAAATGACCTTGGTTGGGTATCCGGTGGCCCTTCGCAGCCTAGTCCAGTTGGTGAAAACCGCTGGTTGCGGTTAGAAAGGGTTGAGCCTGACTTTATCCAAGAAGGGGAGATGGAGTTGTATGTTACCGGCAACTCATTTGCAACCTCAACAGATGAAACAACCGGCCCTTACACGTTTGACCCAGATACTCTTAAAATCGATATGCGTGAACAGCGTCGTGAATTAAGGTTAAAATTTGTATCCAACGTAGCTGGTGGTGATTACCAGTTAGGTAAAGTGATCTTGGACGCTGATATTGGTGATGTGAGACCGTAATGGCAAATCCACTTAACGTTGCACTGGTCTATGACCCTAGGTATCATACCTTTGAGTCGTGGGGCTGTTTAATGGTTGAGTTGTATGCAGCACAACAGCTTTCAATTCCCGATGCCAATACAGACTGGAAAGAATGGGGCGCAGGTTTGAAAGCCATTGACGTGTTTACCAATGAGGGTATCCCCGGACCGTATCAATTTGATGATTGGCAAGAATGGGCTGAGCAGCTTGTCAACGCAGTTAACCCTTCTACGAGCTGATTATGGCAGTTACCAATCAACAGATTCTTGATTTTTTAACCGCTAATCCCGGCATGAGTGACGCAGAGATTGCGTCTAACATGGCCACGTACGGTGTTTCACCTGCGCAAATGGCTGCGGCTACCGGAACATCTGTTAATGAGATTATTGCGCGTGCTGCGGCTACAGTCCCGCAAGGCTCTTCCATCACGCTAGGCGATACCCGTATTGTGCCTAGCTACCAAGTTATTGGCTCTGGCGAAGATCAGCAAATTGGCGCGTTGCAAAATATTTTTGTAGACAAAACTACGGGCGACGTAAACTACAAAGCGCCTGTTGGCTCGACGTATACACAATTAGGCGCTGATGGCACGTATGAGCGAACTGGTGTTACTCAAAAAGTTGATAGCGGCTTAAAAGATATTGTTGCTCTAGCATCAGCATACTTTTTGCCTGTCGTAGGCGCTGAAATTGCTGCAACACTCGGTGTATCTACTGCAACCGGCACTGCTATTGCCAATGCAGCATTGCAAGTAGCACAGGGCACGCCATTAGATAAGATTGTGGAAAACACAATTAAGTCGCAAGTAACAGGCGCTCTGGGGTCAGTGGTGAATGACACAGTGGTGGACGCGTTGTCAGGCGTTGTAGATGACCCTTTCATGCAGAAGGTTATCAATAACGCCGCAACAACGGTATCTAACGCCGCAGTAACAGGCAACTTAGATAATGTAGGCGCTTCTATTATTGGATCTGTTGTAGGCACAACCGTTACAGAAGAGACAGGCAATAAGGCATTAGGCGCTGCTGCTGCTACGCTAACCACTACCGGCAATTTAGATGCTGCGGCTAAGACTTTTGCTAATGCCACCGGCTCTAACCAAGCTACCGCAACCAATGTTGTCAATCAGTTGCAAAATAACGCAGCCGTAACTAGTGGTTCTACCGCAGTATCTAACCTTGCAACTAAAGACATTACATCTTCAATTACCGACGGTGGCGGCGCCTTAAGCACCATCACTGGTATGCCTAACATTTTGGTTGACGCAGGCAACTACACTGATGAGTTTGGTAACTACGACGCAGCCGTTGCCGCTAACGCAGCTGCTGGTAATAAGGCCACCTCATTTAATGACGCGTTTGCAGCTAACCGTTTAGCGTTTGGCCCTAATAGAACTTTTGAGTGGACAAACCCCGCAACAGGCGTAACAGGCACGTATACAACAGGCACGGCCGAAGAAGCACAAGCTGCAGCAAACGCCAAGATTAACGCGCTAAATGCAGCTAACTTATCTACAGTAACAGACGCGTCGCAAACAGTTGCTGCGCAAAATGACGCCACAGCACGTGCGTTGGCAGCTAAAAATACTGCAGCATTGACAAGCGCCAATAACGTATTGAACGCCTCAGCCAATGACTATTGGTCGGGCTCTGCAACAACAGACGCCTTAGGCAATACCATTGGCGCTTTGCAAACGCCTAATCTTACAGTACAGCAATCCAACGCCGAAACACAGCGGTTGGCTAACCAAAACGCCGCGCTGGCTAATGCTAACACCACTGAGTCTAGTGCTGAGTCTAAAAGATTATTTGAGCAAAATAACGCTTTAGGTTTAGCCAAAGCTACGCAAACAGCAAACGCAGCTAAAGACGCCATCAACTCCCTCTTTGGGGAAGGCACCACAGCTGCCGCAATTGCGCAGCAAGGCTTATCAAACATTGCACAAGCCACTGGGCAGATCAACGAGTTCCTTGGCGGCACAGCGTCTGCCATTGGTCTTACGGGCCCAGTTAATGCATTGACCAATGCGGGTCAAAGTATTACACGCGCAGGTGAGGCTTTACAGCTTGAGTCTGTTAACCAAGCCAATCAAAATGTTATTCAAGCTGTCAATGACGCGCAAGGGCTAGGCAATAAAATTGTTGCAGGCGTAAAAGCAGTGTATAACAATCCGCAGTCTCTTAATATGGCTGCAATTGAAGTTCTTCAGGAAGGTTTGCCAATTGGCTTAGGCATAAAAGTGCTTAAGTACGCAGGCAAGTTTGCTGCTGTAGGCACCGATGTTGCATTGAATGCCATGGAGTCCGGCGGTGCTGCATATAATGATAAACTGCGTGAGGCTTTGGCGGCAAATAAAACACTTGCACAAGCTGAAGCCGAGGCAACAACCGCATTTGAAATTGCAGCCGCGGTTACTGTGGCTACAGGCGGTGTTACAGATACGGCGCTGATCAATAAGGTTAGCAATGCACTTAGCAAGGCAACAACCAAGGCGGGCTCTAGCTTTACAAAAGAAGGTACATCCGATCTTATTGAGGCGTTTACAACCGACGTATTGACAGATGTTGCTCTAGGCCGACCAGTAAATATCAACAAGTCACTTACACAAGGCGTGGTTGAAGGCCTTGTTGCAGGTAAAACCTCATCCTCTATTGAAGTTTCAAACATTCAAAACATTGTTGCTGAGGCAAACGCCACACTTAATGAAGAGCTTAGCAAGTCTGGGATTGCATCCACTGATGGCTCAGGCAATGTTACCTCATTAGTTGACGCAGCAACAGGGCAGTCTGTAGTTAGCGATACCGGCGCGCAAACTTTGGCCAATATTGGCAACGCCAATTCAAACTTGGATCTTTCAAGCGCAGGTATGAAATGGGCGCAAGAGAACAACATCTCACAAGATCAAGTTTATGAAAGCATCAACTCTTGGTTAGCTGATCACCCAGGCGCATCGCAGGCTGAAGTTGGCGCTGCAATGGCAGAAGCTGGTTTGAGTCTAGCCGATGTCAGTGCGGCGGTTGCATCAAAGAACACAGCTGCTGCCACTGCCAATACAGGCGCTCTATCAACCGTTGGTGGAGGCACTGCAGCGACAACCGGCACTGGGGCATTAACTACAACAGCTGGCGCAACAGCAGCAGATACAGGCGCTGCAGCAACAACCGGCACTGGGGCGCTATCAACAGTTGGGACAGGCGCTACGGTAGCAGCCACTACAAGTGGCCAATCCGCAGTTGATGTTGCCTTGCAAGCTGCCGCTGATGCCCAAGCTGCCACTACAGCTGCTGCCGTTGCCAAAGCTGCCGCTGATGCCAAGGCTGCGTCTGACGCTGCCATTGCAGCTCAAGTTGCTGCTGATGCCGCCGCAGCCAAAGCTGCTGCTGACGCTAAGGTTTTAGCAGACGCCAAGATTGCAGCTGACGCTGCTGCTGCTAAGGCCGCTGCCGACGCTAAAGCTGCTGCCGACGCTGCTGCTGCCGCGGATGCTGCTACTAAAGCCTCAGCTGATGCCGCTGCTAAGGCTGCCGCAGATGCTGCTGCTAAGGCTGCCGCGGACGCACAAGTTGCTGCTGATGCCAAGGCTGCCGCAGATGCTAAGGCTGCTGCTGACGCAAAAGCTGCCGCTGATGCTGCTACTGCTGCGCAAATTGCTGCTGATGCTAAGGCCGCAGCTGACGCAAAAGCTGCCGCAGATGCTAAGGCCGCAGCTGACGCAAAAGCTGCTGCAGATGCTAAGGCTGCCGCAGATGCTAAGGCTGCCGCAGATGCTAAGGCTGCCGCTGACGCGGCTACCGCAGCCAACGTAACAACTACAACTACGTCTACAACAAATAGTACTTTAGCCGCAATGGCCGCAGCTAAGGCTGCCGCTGATGCCAAGGCTGCTGCCGACGCAAAAGCCGCTGCAGATGCCAAGGCTGTTGCTGATGCTAAAGCCGCTGCCGACGCTGCTGCTGCCGCCAATGCCAATGTTACTTCGGTTTCAACGGTTACAAGCAACCCAACTGTCTTAACTAACCCGTTAGCAACAGTTACTGCAACGCCAACAGTTACTACAACACCAACTGTTACAAGCAACCCAACCGTTGTAAGCACGCCAACAACTAACGCTGATCTTCCAACGCTGACAATACCTACAGGCGCGTTGCCTACAACGCCCATAGGGACAACGCCTACGCCGCCTCTAGTTACTACCACAACTGATACGATTGTGCCGCCTGAAGTGCCGCCTACAATTACGACTACGCCGCCAACAACGCCAACAACGCCAACAACGCCAACACCAACGCCAACAACGCCAACACCAACGCCAACACCGCAACAGCAGTCTGGGGCGTTAGGCGCAATCACGACGCCAACAAGCACGGGCGCGTTGCCCGGAACTTTGACGCCTACAATGCTGGCTGGCGCGCCAGTCAAGGACGTATCTGGAATGACACAACTCACGCAACTTTATCCACAGCTGGCCAATGTAGACCCCAAGCTACTGCAAGTTTTGACAGGCAGAATTCAACCTGCAACATCACAATTCACGCCTACAGATGAGGGCACAGACTTTGTAGGCTCACGACTTGCTGGTACCCCATCGCCCGGGAATCCCGTAAAAGGCAATGACAATAGCACTGTCATCCCGGGCTATGACACTGGCAGCTTAACGGCGTCGGGCCTAAAGTACTTAGGCGGCAGTCCTCTGACAGGGTATGCTAGAGGCGGTCAGGTTGAACATATTCCCGAGTTTATCACCGGAAAGACCGGCAATTACGTGCAAGGCGCAGGTGATGGTCAATCGGACAGCATTCCGGCCATGTTGGCGGATGGCGAATACGTGTTTGATGCTGACACTGTTGCAGCATTGGGCAACGGCTCAAATAAGGCTGGAGCCCTAGTTTTGGATAAAATGCGTGAAAGCATAAGAAAACATAAGCGATCAGCCCCAGTAGGTAAAATACCTCCAAAGGCTAAGTCACCCCTGTCGTATTTGAAAGGCATAAAATGAGTTTAATGCAAGGTGATCCCCTACCGAATATCACCACGACGCAGAGTCAAGTAACTTCTGCGCCGTCTTGGTACACTGATTATCTAAGCAACTTAGCCAAAGGCGTTACGACAGGCATCTCTGGTGCAAGTTACGCAAATGCGCAGCCGTTGCAAACTGCGGCTTTTGAAAAAGCTGCAACAACGACTAATACGTACCCCGGGTACTTTGACCGCGCACTGCAGGCAACAAGTAATATTGGACAAGCCGATATTACCGCAAAGCCTGTAGACCCAAAGACAGGCTTGCCAATTGCTAATGGCCAAAGTCGCGTTGAGCAGTTTATGAACCCCTACACAACGCAGGTTGTGGATGCACTTGGCGCGTTGGGGCAACGGAATATTCAGCAATTCTTAGCACCACAGGCTACTGCGTCTGCAGTTGGCACTGGCCAATTTGGATCTAAGCGTGGCGCCGAGGTACTGGGCCAAGCCATTAACACAGGCTTAGCAAATACGCAAGCTGCGCAGTCACAGGCATTGCAGCAAGGTTATACTGAAGCATTGCGCGCGGCGCAGGCTGACCAAACGCAAAAGCTAAACGCAGCTCAGCAATATGGCAGTCTTGCCACAGCAGGCCAAGCGGCTAATTTGGCGGACATTAACGCATTGGCTACACTAGGCGGCCAGCAGCAGACTATCAATCAGAACGCTGAGCTGTTCCCATTGACGGCATTAAATCTGGGCGCACAAGCACTGCGTGGCTACAACGTGCCAACCACAGTAGATAATACTTACACAGGCCCAATTCCTGGTGCTTACGCTGCCTCGCCATTACAGCAGATTGCAGGCTTAGGCTCCATCATTGGTGGTGTAAGCAATACGCCATTTGGAAAAGCCATTGGCACAGGGGTTACCAATCTGTGGAACAACTTTCAGCTTGATAGCAAAGTTGGCATGCCTAGTGACATTACTCAACTAGAGTGGGAGTCTTAAAATGGCAACAACAGGCGCTCTGCCTTCATCAACCCCATTCATGATTGGTGGGGATGACCAAGCTAAGAATGAGTATTTTGATGCTATTCAAAAGACCCTTGCAGCTTTGGAAGCAAGAACACAACAAGGCCCTAACTTATTTCAAGTTGGCGCTGCGCTGTTAGACCCCGGCCGCACAGGCAATTTTGGTGAAGCCTTAGGCAGAGCGGCGGGTGTAATTGGCGCGCAGCAAGAAAAACAGCGTGAAGCTGAGCTGCCTATTGCGCAAATGCGTGCGCAGTTGGCGGGCCAAAAGTATGAAGTAGAGAACCAAGGCAAAGCTTTGCAATTGCTTTCAGCAACGTTAGGCGTTGCGCCTGCTCAAGTTGAAGGCGTATTGTCAAGTGGCAATGTAACGCCGGATGTTGCAGCCAAGCTTGCAAAGATTTACCCTATTGTTGCGCAGCTATCGCCAAAGGTTGGTGAGATTGTCAAAGGCACATTCACTATGCAAAGTGACTTGGACAAACTTAACCTTGATAGACAAAAGTTTGATGCCGAGCAAGGTCAGCGTAAGATTACCAACGCCCTTGAAGATCGTAAGATGGGTATGGGTGAGGCTGAGCTTATTGCCAAGTACGGTCCAGATGTTGTTGCGTTGATGCCTAGTGGTGCACGTCTTGCTGATGTGCCTAAGCCAGCAGCACCTGCAGCACCAACTGGTGCGTTGCCCGGAGCTCCAGCAGCAATGCCCGGTGCTGTCCCTGGTGTTCCTCCAGCAGCGCCGGTGGTTATGCCATTAGTTGCACAGCAACAAGCAGGTCAATTGCCTGCAGCTCCAGCTGTTACAGCGCAGCCTGCAATGCCTACACCCGGTCAAGCTCCGGTTTCGGCTGGTAAGCCTGCTGATCTGGCTGGTGTGCCTTTGGCGGCACAAGCCGAGATTCAAAAGCAACGTGTACAAGATACTGACAAGGTTTTCAACGCCAAGCGCGATGAGATTGTCAATTACACCCCACAGCTGTTGGAGTCATCCAATACTAACTTGAAGCAATTGCATGAGATTGCTGCCAAGAAGCCACAAATCTTTGCGATGATGCAAAATGAGGGTTTGCTTTCCGGCTTGATGACTGCAGCGCAAGAAGGCATCCAAGCTCAAGCCGGTCAATACAACGTACGGATTGGTTTGCCGGTTAAAGAATTCTTGCAACGCGTTAAGCTGTCGCCTGAAGATCAGCAAGCCGTACGAGATGTTAGCCGCATCTTGGGGACTGAATTCTTGTCTAACGTAAAAGCCAACAAGGGCCTGCTAGGTGTTAACCCCACCGACAACGACGCAAGACTCTTACAAGCCCCAATGGCAAGCATTGATGACTCATCAAGGGCAGTTCAGTTGTGGGCACGCCAGCAATTGTTATTGAATAAGCAACGTGAAGCTTTGTACGGCGCGTATGACCAGTACTCCAGCAAGGCTGGCCCGTCAGCATCGCCACGCCAATTCTTCAGCCCCGGCAGCGTGTATGAGAAGATCAACAAGGACTACGCCGATTATCGGATGCAGTTGTTCCGCCAATTTAACCCTTAAAGAGCTGATGTATGGCAAAAGATGATAAGCTGGATGCACTTATTTTTGGTGACCAACAGGATACATCACAAGGTGAGGGTTTAGGGCATCTCGACCCCCTCTTTGATGCGCCAATTGGCCCTGCAAAGACTGCGAAGGCTACAGGCAAACGCGCCAACACGTTATTTCCTGAAATTGGAATGACGCAAGGCGAAGAAAAAGCCGTTGCCACTGGCGTAGGTGCCGCATCCGGCCCGCTCGTTCAAAAGGGCATGGCAAAGCTATTCCCAACGCAGGAAATGCGAACTGCTGAAGGCGTTAAGAAACTACAGGAGGAGCAGCGTATTAAAGATATGCTGCAAAAGCTACGTGATGAAGAACTTCTTAAAGCAGGTATCCCACCAGAGCAATTGGCTCAGCCTAAGGCACAAACCTCAGGAACCAAGTGGTACCAAAACTGGGCAGGCGGTAACAAAGAGATTGCAGGCGGCGTACCAGAGGCTGCTGCAGCTTATCAGCGCAGTAAAGGCCAAGGCGAAGTCACCAAAAAGCTAACCAAGAAGTTTGGGCCTGACATCTACAGCGCAGGCGAGCCCGGGCAAATCAAAGAGTCTTTGGTGGATAGACTGATTAGACAGGGCAGAGAAGCTGAAGATGCAAATGCTGCAAGAAACGCAGCAATGCCAGCTGCTGAGGCTGCTGCCGCTAAGCGCTTAGCCGATGCAACTCCAGGTCCTATGGCTAAAGTGGCAAGTGTTGCCAAGTCTCCTATTGTTGGTGGTGCCTTAGGCGGCGCCGGAGCTGGTCTTAGCTTTTATGAAGCTTACCAACGTTACATGAATGGCGACCGATCGGGTATGGTGCTATCAGCATTGGCCGGTGCAGGCGGTTTGATGTCCATGGTTCCAGGATTGCAAATCCCTGGGCTTGCCTTAGGCTTAGGCGCCACAGCTGCGCAGTACGGTTTGGATAAGTACAACGAGCCTGTGGCGCCTACGGCTAATCCTATGGCTTTGCCCCCACCATCGGTGACTCCTGGGTCTGCGCGGTAGGCTCTAGGATCTCCAAGACTTTCTTAAGCAAACCAATTTGCATTTGCTTAATGTCGGTGACTGACATGGTGGTGTCATCATCAAAATCCTCGGGGGTTACCAGCTTGAGACTAGTGCGTATTTGATGCGCACAGTTTCTACGCTCCAAAGTACTACCCACATGGAAAGCCTCAATCCACACATCATATGGATTGCTTAGCAACTCCAAGTGGTTAGTTCTGGTAAGCAGATCGACCCAATCTTTGTAGGATAGTTCGACCATGTCTATGGGTTGCTTCATTGCTGTTTCCACTTCTTCATTGAGATAAACTGGGGCACCTCGACCGGCTGGTCCAATGACTCCACACCACGAGCCGACATGGCCCTAAAGTCTGCCCACTTCTTGATGTAGGCAGGATCCTCGGATGGTGGAACCCAATTGTAAACGCGACGCCATCTTTCGGTAACTGACGTAGATGCTGGGGTATAAACAAAGTCGGTCATAGGTCTTTTCCTTTAGTGTTAAGCCACATGCGAAGTGTTGACATGCCACCATCAATCAAAACGTGATTGGGGAAGGCTTGGTACTTATGGTACAGCGGATGGTTGATGAAGTTCTTCATAAGAAGATAGGCATCAGCATCTGGTGGGTTCATACCCATGGCACGATCTGTGTCAATGCATTTTACGTCGTAGCGGTCAGAGAACTCGCGGGTGATAGCATGGACCTGATCACCTAGCAAACCGATGATGATAACCTTTGGCAACTTGGTGCCTGCGGCTGCATAGGTTGGGTTATGCTTTTCCACTTTGAACTCATGCTCAAGCTCTCTAACAGCAGATTGCAGGCTTTCACGAAGCCCCAAAATGAATCGTTGTGTAATACTATTCACCAACTGATCAACGAGATCAACTGGTGCATCGGTTTTTACCACTTCTTGTGGCACTGGAGGCATTATTTCCACAGGTTTGGTAGTTTCTACATCCTTGCGTCTTGGCACATCCTGCATGGCGCGTACCTTAAGCTCTTTAAGCAAGTCAGGCACTGCAGAGTGGCTTTGCATACTACGACGGCGTTCAGGCGACAACACAATTTGTGCTTGCCGCAAAGCTGCAATTGGCGTGTAAGTGCCTGAGTTGTAATACTCCACGGCTGTCATAATAACCAAGTCGCGTTCGCGTTCAGTCCAGCGTATTTTTGCTTTCATTTCAATTCCTTTCAATAGTCAATTTACAAAGTATGGGATAACCCATAACGTGAATTATATCACGTCTTTTGGGTTTATTACATCTTGCCAAACCATGGCCGAAGCCATTTCCACTTTTAGAGCAGCCAATGCTGTCAGTATATCCTCCATATGATAGCCATCTCGAATGAGTTCGAATACAAAAGTTCTAAGTTCTTTTTGAACTGCGAATGATAAGTTTACACGTTCAATAGCCATTTTGCAAACTCGAAAGTAGGATTGATGGATTTGCCTGCCAAAATGTGGGCTTCATAGCGGTTAATGCGGGGCGGTGCGTCTTCCACTGGAATATGCAAGTTGGTGTTGATGATCTCGTTGAACATGTGAAGGCGTGACTCATACACGTGGAAAGATCCAACCGACACTGTTAAGGTTCCCATCTCAGCGCCGACCAAGTTGGCCACGATTTCCTGCAGGAAGCTGAAAGTTGGCAAGTCATTTGCCATGCCCCAAAGAATATCTTGGCTGCGCATGATAGCACGTACACTTAATCGACCATCGCGGATACGGAATTCCATGGCCAGAGTGCATGGAACATCTTTTGCCTCAATATCCATATGGTCAGTGTCAGTGCCGTACATAGGAATCACAGCTCGGCGGGACATTGGATCCTGCGTTAGCAGCTTTGCAATATGCAGGGCGCCATGTGGGCCAAACCAGTAGCTGCCGTAGTTGCTATTTAACTTGCCATTGGCAACGATCTTGCCCCACTGAGCTGCGTGCTCGGCAATGCTAAGATCACGTGGATCAGCTTTGATGTACCAAGCCATTTCGCGCTTAAGGTACTTCACATTGAAGTTGCGGCCTTTGAAAGAGTTGAACCTTACAAACGGATTGACAGTGTAAGTAAAGTTTTCAATCTCAAGGCACTTTTCACCGCGTGGGCTTGTCCACCTGCCCATTTGGTGTAATACTTTATAGAGGCTGATTAGCTCAGGCTCGTTGCGAATCGTAATTTCCATGGTCTAACTCCGTAATAAGGTAAGGTTGATCGGGGTAATGCTGCATGTGATACAAAGGCGGGGGCAGTTTAATCACAGGCACGGCGTTGTTCAAGGCCCAAGCATACGCGTTGTTGCCAAGTGCGTAGATGCGTGAAGGCTTTAATTGCTTGATAAAACCGGCGTCCATTGGTGTGCCTTGGTAAGTTTGTGTGTTGACCCAGTACAGGCTGGTTTCAGGCACATTCTCACGTTCCAAGGTTTCAGCCAACATACGGCTAGGGCCATCATTGTCCAAGAAGTTAATGAAAGGCACCACGGCTGCGGTTGACCTGACATTTGTACGAGGGCCCTTGTCGCAAAGCATCAGTGTATTGCCTTCGGCAAAGGCACCGCCACCGGATGATTTGTTTGTAATTGACTTGGTTGCAAGTTTGATGAATAGCTCTTCAATATCATCTTTGGTGTAGTCATAGGTGATGACCGGCAGAGAGGTATCCATTGGCAATGTTGAGTAGCCTTCATACACTTGCTCCAACTGCTTGATATTGTCCAAGTACTCATCGGCAATACGGCTTTTGAATGTCTGCATGCAAACCTCAAAGTCCGGTTGGCAATGAATGACCACAACGCCACGAGCCAAAGCTGCACGTTCCAACATTCTACGGCGCGGCATATCGATTCGGTTTTCACCATTACGATAGACGTTGCCATAGATTGGCTCGGACAGCCATGACCTATCCATAATGACATGATCATCATAGGTCAAGGCCTGCGTAATACCACGAAAATAGGTACGGCAAAGGTCCTCGGTATTCATACCTTTGTAAGGACCGTGCTTTACCACGTGGGTCATCTTTTCTTTTTGCAATCGTTGTCGCAAGGTCTCAGCAAGGGTAGTCTTACCCCCGCCATCAGCCCCTTCTAGAATTACGATCATTTAAGATACCCTCAAGTTTTGATAGTGTGTCTTCAAGCGTTGCAACACGCAAGTAAGTTGCTTGCTGCGCCGCCGTTAGCTGCAGCTGTTCATCATCCATGTTTTCTAATTCACGGAGTGTGTAAGCGTATGATGGGTCAATGACTCCGAGCTCTTTGGGGTCTCCACCAAGAACGCATCCTGCATGAGCAGCGTGCAAGTATCGGACACGCCACCAACCAGAGCCTGCGTGTCGATACGTAGGACAAAGGACACCCTTATACGAACCATATTGCCAGACGACGTCGGACTCCAAGATTCTAGGCTGGCCGAGCGACTTACCACCGACGCTGTGAATTGGCCATGTGAGGTTTTGAGCTGTAGCCCAGTCATGTGCATCCTTTGAAAGTGAGGCGTTGTACCATTCTGTTTTGCGGCGATCCCACGACATTTGATGCACGGCAGGCATCTCATACAGCGGGCTTGGATCCCATGCAATGATATTTTCTACGGGCAGGCCCATAGCCTTGGTATCACCCCATGGAAATAATGGAGCAATCCATGTATGCTCACACAGTGATTCAGGCGCAATCTTGTTTTCCCACGATGGTAGGATCTTTTGGAAGGCCCAGTCATCAAGGCAAATGTATGCATCAAAGCGGCTTTCCAAAGCCCATAGAGCGCCTTCGGGATCTAAAGCATTGTGGTCCAAGGGGTATAGGTACACAAAGACTTTATCGTATCGGGAGAGGTCCTCACCGGGCGTGACAGCACGATGATCAACATGGTGGCCAAGCCTGCCAAAAGCATTTGCCATCAACTCTGGGATTGAGACAAACTTGGTAGAGCTGGCACGTTGTGGATGGTTGGTATGCGTCTCCGTGACGCCGGAAATTAAGATATTCATGGCAATGCTACGGCAATGTAGCCCTCGGCAATGTCATGGTTCACGTCACCTGAACGGCCACCAGCTGCAATGTACTCAGCAACGGTCATGCCAACACGGTACAACTCATAACGCTCACGTGCCAAAGTGCCGTTACGCTTTGGGTTAGGGGCGGTCACAAGAGTAATGATGGCTTTTTTGTTTGCGCGAGCACGTGTTTTAGCTTCTGACATGTCAGTATCTTCCTGTTGGATAGGGTTAGGTCTTTCGACAATAGGGGTATGTTGCATTCGTGTATTCCTTTCAATAATCAACAGTCTCGATTGTATCACGTTTAATGTAATCACGCACAGCATTCAATAAAGTTTGCTGCGTTTTATCTTTCCGGCGGATGGCCATCATAATGGCTTCATCCACAGTGTCCTTGGCCATAATGTGGTGGACTACGATATGATTCTTTTGACCCTGTCTCCAGAGTCTGCGAATAAACTGCTCATAGACCTCAAGGCTCCAAGTCAGCGAGTACCAGATGACAGCATGACCAGTACCTTGTAAGTTAAGGCCGTGACCCGCCGACATTGGGTGAGCCAAAAGAATTGGTGTCTTACCGGCGTTCCAATCATCAATAATAGAATCGAGTTTATGACCAATAACGCCACTGCCAATGATAGGCGCATTAGGAAAGGCGGCTTTAAGCCTCTCGAGGTCATGCGCGAAATGATAGCCAATGATGCAAGGTTGGCCCGATAGCTCCTCGACCAGATCAAGAACCGCTTCAGTCTTCGCATCATGAAGGTGCGTTGTGATTCTAGCATTACCACTCCCGTCATCATCCAAGTATGAGCCACCATTGGCAATTTGTTGGCCTTTCATCACGGCCACGGCGGCGTTGACAGCTGTTACATTGCCACTGTTCAATTCCACGGTCAGGTCGTTTTCAAAGGCGTCGTACAATTTTCTGGCATTAGGTGGTAGATCTACCATAATGTCGTTATAAGTTAACTCGGGCAAATCTAGATGGTCTAGCGCTGCCATACGAAGTACTTTTCCATCCAAGGCAGCGTGGATCCTAGCCTCCCCATCGGATTGCAGCTTCCACTCATACCCGCCGTAGCCGGAAGGGTAGAAGTACTCAGTTCTGAATCGTGAGATGTAAGGTCCAAAGGTAGCACCTTGGTCCAGAATCAGCTGAGGCCCAAAAATGTCAAGCAAACTGTTAGGGGCTGGAGAGCCGGTTAAGCCCCAGCGGCGGTCAAACTTATCAAGCAAAGGTTTTATTGTCTTAAACCGCTGGGTTTGCGTGTTTTTCATATAAGATATCTCATCCACCGTCAGGATCTGGAAGGGCCAATCTTTGCCATTGAGTTGCGAAGACAGCCAGCCAAGGCCTTCAAAGTTAATGACATAAATGTCGTGGTTTTGCTTTAGCACTTTGCCTTTGTTGCCGCCATGCAAAACGCCGACCGAGTAATCGGCAAACTGTTCCCACTTCTTGGCCTCGGGTGGCCAAACGCCATGCACAGGCCGGAGCGGTGCAATGACCAACATTTTCTTGGCCAAGCCTTTGAGCCGTAAAGTCCGGTAGGCCGACAAAACAATAGCCGTCTTGCCAAGCCCAGGGTCCAACCACAACGCAGCTGAGCCTTTTTCAACCAGAAACTTTACAGCTTCTTTTTGGTATTCATGCGGTTCCCAAAACATTGTCAATACCTTCCTTAGAGTCAATAATGTGGACGTGGTGCCCGATCTTTTCCAGATCCCTATGCACTTTGTCCTGCAGCGGTGAGGTTTTACCTCCCGGCCGCTTTAGTTCTACCCACAACACGCCGCCGCCTTTCAATGGCACAATACGATCGGGCCAGCCACGGGCATAGCGCACATTCAGCTTTAACGTAAGCAGGCCACGCTTTTTGCATGCGGCGGAGAAGTACGTCTCCAAATGCTTTTCAAGCAGCACCTTGGTTACCATTGGCAGGGACCCCCATTGGCTTTGCGGAAGTGGCACCAACGGCAGCCGTAGGATGGCTTAGGCGCAAAGATGTCATCCTTTTCAAGCTTGCCAACACGATCTGATAGCCATTCTTGCAAAGCTGGAAAGTCAGCCTTTGTAAACTCCGGGTAAGGCGTTTGCTTGTCTAAGTCAATGTAGCAAATCTCGGTGGTTACGGTTTCCACCTCAGGGTGGCTGGCCAAGATGATGGTTGCATACAACTTTAACTGGTCACCGTAGTCACGCTCTTTGCCTGTCTTCCAATCAAGGACATGGGCCCGAGCGCCATCGAAATACACAGCGTCATAGATACCCCTTACCCAAGCCTCGGGGGCCTTGAAGTCACACGGCTGCCAATCCTTGGTGATGGCAAACTCGACCTCGCTTTTGGTTTTCAAGGCAATCAGCTTTTCAATGTAAGGAAACCAGAATTTACGCTCATCAGGAATCAGGTTCATGCTGATCAAAGCATTTTCAAACTCGGCGTGGATCATCTTGCCACGTTCTGCGGCGTCACCTGCAGGCTCATGCCGATGCTCAATGCGAGTCAGTTTGTATTTGTATGGGCATTGCTCATAAGTTTTGATCGAGGAATTTGAGTACGCCATCATTTATCTTTCAGGGTTTCGTTATAGGGGAAGAAGGGCTTCGGGTTTGCAATGGTTGTAATAAGTTGCGGGCCAGTCTTTGTAGCTCTAAACTTGGGGTCTTTCAAAAAGATGCTTGGGCGTTTTACCTGCGCCAATTCTTCCCAAGGGTTAAGCGCTTTTGTAGGTGTCAGTTCTCTCATAACGAAGCAGTTTCTTTCAATGTCATATCTAAGCAGTTTGTGGATGTCTATTATTTCCATGTTGTAACTCCGTAATTGGTCGTGCTTTTCTGTTTTTAATATCAGCCGTGACAATGTCAATAGCTTGTTCTAGCATTTGGATTGTGCAGGCATCCAACTGCGCGTCATGGATTTCCATTCCAAGGTTAAGTGCTTTGAGCTCGGGGCCGGTAATGATAAACCTTTCACTGTTTGCTACGCCGCGTTTTGCAAGGTGATACAGCGCGTCTTGCGCAGCGCGAATCTCAACAGACCAGTCAGTGCCTACACCTATTCGGATAAGCGCCTCGGCCATGTTCATAGCTGCGATGAGGGCATCGAGATCAGTGCGGGTTGCAGTGCCAAGCCTGACAGTGTTGAGGGCATCATGGTTTTTAATGCGCAAGTTCAGCTCATGCGGCGAGGCCTTGAATGGCTTTAAGCCAGACAAAACCCAGTTCACAGCATCAGGCCTTACGCCTTTAGGCTTGTACTTGCTACGTTTTCTCACTGAAGCTTCTCCTGCTTATCAAATAGTCGCTGCATCTCTTCTTCTTCCTCGAGCGTCACAGGGATTGCGTCAGCCGGAATGCCGTCAGCCAACATGTTTTTGATCTGCGCAACCAGTTCATCCAACTCTTCCTGCGTGCCTTCGAACGTATCAAGACTGCCGGGGGCAAAAACAACTTTGATTTTTGTCATGTGTTCTTCTCCTTAAGTTTGGCTTCAATGGCTCTGGCATCTGCGAGTTTTGCGTAAGGGTTTACATCCGAGCTTGATGTTCCAACGCGACTAATGGTCCCCCAAATCTCCTCATCCGTCAGCCCAACCCATGTGCGCTGTGGTGGGATTGTGTACAGACCGACATCGCCATCTTGTTTTACAAGCCCGACATTTATGCGCCAATCTTTTGCGCCGCCAAGTGCATTGCCACGCATCACCAGCAACTCTTCCGAACTTACCCACGCCACAGGCTCCTGCTCTGGCTGTGCCAAGGCTTCTTTGATGGCGGTGAATGTCTCTTTGTGAAGCACTTCACCAGTGCTCTCAAAATGCTTCATTCCCAAATCTTCCAAAGCCTCCAGCGCCAGCTTCAATGCTTCGTCTTTAGTCATGCTTCCCCCTTAATGCCGTGTGCGGCGCTCATGCCAGACAAGTAAACTGCCAACAGTGTTTGTTGCAATGACGCGCCAGCGTTAGTCATGGTTGTAAAAATTGAAAGCGCCTCGGCCTCGACAAACTTTCTGGTGTCGGCTGGAATCTTGGTTATGTCCATACCCTTTGGCCTGATTGTCTTGTTGATAGCGCTTGAGTGTTGTGTCTCCAATTTCATACCAACTCCTTAATGCCGTGTGCGCGTTCAATGGCTCTGGCAAAGTGAATGTCCGTGTGCTGATGAGAAGACGCACAGTCAGCCACAATCAAAATAATCTCATCATCCGTCAGCGGCTTGCGCTGTGGTGGGGTGGTGCGCTCATACTTATCCATAACCTCGCACAACTTTTCAAAACCCCCTGCTTCATTGCACATGGCTCTGAGTTTTGCGTCCTGAACACGGGCAATACGTTCCCAATCAGTCGCCACAGGCTCCTGCTCTGCCAACTTGCAATCAGGATGATGGTCAGTCCAAACACAATATGAATCACAGAACTTTTCCCAAGGCTCAATCAAGTCAGAGCAATTTTCTAGATGTCCTTTACTTTCGCAACGCTCTAGCCAATACATCAAATCATCAAAAGAACTATCAACCAAAATTAACTTTTTACCTTCTGACAATGTTACAGGCTCCTGCTTTGGCTGTGCCAAGGCTTCTTTGACTGCATCTTCCATTAGTTGCTCAAACTTTGCTCTAGTCACATCAGATTTTTTATTCTGACTTTCAAACTCGTGGTCTGCTTGATACCAATAGTCTTGACCAAGTTGAAATGCTTGTTTAAATGCCTTCTTCAATGCTTCGTCTTTAGTCATGCTTGTCCCCTTGCTCGGATGGCATTGGCACATATGTGCGCATCCGTTATTTTCTGAACAACACTCCCATGCTTGAGTAATTGCTCGGCTTCCCATGCCGCTTCCAAATTTGGAGCAAGGTCTTTTAATCGGCTGTCTGGCTTTCCGTTTCTACCCTTCAACCAACGCTCACCGTCTTTAAGGTATGTTGGGACTAGGTCTTCACACACCTTTGCACACGCCTCACGCTCTAGCGCAATAGCCACATCGACCGCCTTTTCAGCGGCTTTCATTGCCGCATCAGTTAATCGCTCACGCTCGGCAGAAGCGACAAGGGCGGCAAAGCGTTTAAGTTCATTTGCGTATGCCGTAGCCTCCCAGAGAACCAATCCCGCCTCTCGTGCCATGCGAATAATGTCTTCTCTGTTCATAGCGGCCTCCATACGTAAAGATCCATCAGCACAACAATGAGCCCTAATAAGAACACAACTCTTTCAAGCTTTTCCCAGCGTGTCATCATTTGACCTCCTGATACGTATTGCCAATTTTGTAGTCACTGACCATGGGCACATCCATTTGCAGTGCGTTGCACATAGACCATGTAAGGCATTCAGCCTCACGTTCAACATGCTCTTCAGGAGCTGAGATAACCAACTCATCATGAACACTAAGCAAAAGCCTACTGCCTTGACGTTTGCTTTGGTACAACAGCATGGCGGCCTTGGCCTGATCAGCCGCGGAGCCTTGAATCAAAAGGTTAACCCCTTTGTAATCGAATTCACGCAGCCGGCCATTGATGATCTTAGGCGGTTCCATTTTGATTAGACGCCCGCCAATGGTTTTAAGCGGTTGGCCTAATTTATACCTTGTCCGCATGGTGGTCTGCATCGTCTTGAGGCCCGGAGCCACCGCTGTGGTATATGCATCCATCAATGTCTTTGCCATTTCATAATCCACCTCAAGCATTTCACTGATTTTCTTAGGGCCAGCGCCATAGAGAATAGCAAATGATACGCCTTTGGAGTAAGTCCTTGACACTTCACGGCCACTGGCCTCAGTCATCATCTTGGCAGCGTAGGTATGCAGATCGGCACGAGCATCGGCTTGGTATTGCCGCATCAAACCGCCGCCTTCAAAGTGAGCAAAGATTCGCAGCTCTTGAGCGTTAAAGTCACATGCCACCAACTTGTGGCCTTCATCAGCTAGGATGAAGCTTCGGATGAGCGGGAGGGGTGCAACTTCCAAAGTAGCGGGGAGGGTAACTTTCGGATAACGGATAGGCGCATTTTGAAAGTTGGGTGTTGAGGAGAGTCGGCCGGTTCGTGTACCCCCACGTTCACCTCGTACACTGTTCCAGTTTGTGTAGATTCGACCTGTAGATGCAGAAGCTTGTAACCAGGGCTCAATGAAAGTTGACAAACATGTTGATAGGTTGGCTCTATATCTGAGGACATCTTTTAACTCCGCGTGTGTGATTAGTTCTTCAAACGTTTCTTTGTCGGCCTTAGGCTGCCCCTTATCCGTGGTAGGCCACCCATTATCTTTCAACCAGTATTCCGTGGGATAAATACTATTGACCAGCTCTCTGTCGCTGTCAAGATTCAATTCAGGAGAACCTAACAATGAACGAACCCAAACATTACACTTTTCAATATCTACTATTGCTTGCTCTTTTGCTTTTTGCAAACCAACACGATCAACCCTTACGCCTAACCGCGAGTTTTCAAGCAACATTGGAATCAAAGCCACCTCACGGTGGTAAGCCTCTTGCTGCGCGGGTAAAACCTGCTCGATGAGATATTCATAAAGCTTGCTGGTAAGCCGCACGTCAGCTGCGGCGTACTTGCCTACCAATTCCACGGGGCCGCGGGAGATGTAAGCACCCCATGTAGATTTTTTGCGCCTTGCCTCCTCAACATTGGCAATGATCCACTCCTTCAGCTCATCCCTTTCACTAGGGGTGTCCAAGCTCCACGTAACAACCAAGTCTTTCAAAGACAAAGATTGCACATGAGGATCATGGAGAAAAGCAAGTATAAGAGTATCATGCACACGCGTAGTGTCCTGAGGGATGGGTACATCCAAATGAGTCTCAGCAACATCAAGGTCAAACATAGCGTTGTGAAAGCAGATATCGCGTCCGCTATCATAGATTAACTCCATCATGGCCTTGACGGCTTCGCGTGTGGTGTTGTTGCCTAAGGCGTGGCCAAAGGCGTGGTAGCCATCAGGGTATTCACCTTCAGGGTCGTAGACGGCCAAGCCAACTGGAACCGGAGGATAATCCGGCCTTGGGCCAATAGCCATGGTTTCAAAATCAAGAAAAACAGGTTTCATAATGTAGGTGGGGACGGGGCATGGGATGCTGGCTTACAGATTCAGTTCCATGACCACCTTGGTTGCCGGGTTACCCGCCCCCGTATTCCTTAGTATTTTGGATTGCCATCCACAGCAGGTGCTGCTTCAGCTTCTTCGTTGATTGCGCCAGCAGACTCAATAGCCTTTTGGGTTTCAGTCTTAGCACGTTCGATCAAAGCGCCAATCACCGCTGTATCTTCAATGGCCTTGACCATGTTGAACACAACCTTGAACTGAGTCTTGGCATCGGGCACCACGGCAACTTCACTGATTACGCCAAGGGGAGGACGCTTCAGTGTTGCGGCCAGTGTTTGTGCATAGGTTGCGTAGTTCTTAAGGCTGGTAACGGGAGGGCGCAGTGCAGCAACCTCAGCCGTCTTGACAGCGTCGGCAGTGCCAATGCTATCTGCTGGGATCAGCAACAAGCGGCGTGTCTCACGGCAAGCTTTGCCCTTGCCACCATTTGGCGCAGAGCCCCACTCATTCTTAGGACAGCCTTCGCAGGTTGAGTGCTGAGCCTGAGGCGACGCAGCCGAAGGTGCCATGCCGGTAGCGGTGGCGCTAATTGCAAAGCAATCAGGGCCGGTTACCTTGGTGGGATCATAACGGCTGCTGTAGTACAGACGCTCAATGGGAGCTGCCAACACGACGCAGGGGAGCTTGTTGCCAGTGATCACATCACCACGGTATGTGAGGTTACCCCCCTTGGTGGAAAGAAATGCTGTGGCGAGGCTACTCTGCTCGGCCTTGACTGACTCAATGGCCATTGCGGCCAGTTGATCTTCGAACAATGCAATTTGATTTTTAGACATAAGGATCCTTAGTTAACAAGATGGTTATTTACGACGAACGGTAAGTTCCCAGACCTCAGAGGCTGAGGTTCCGGGGATGACCTCACCAGCTTCCCACCGCTCACGGAAGGCTGTTGAGGAAAGCCGCTTATGCAGCAATTCAAATTGACCAGTCTCGGCAACGTAGCCGTAAAACTGATTCCAATCATTAATAGCAGGGTGCTTGCTCATGCGCATAGTGCATGATGCTTTATCAGAGGCCGCTTGGCTAATGCCTGCATCCGACATAAGGGCCATGATGTCACTTTCTAAGCGACCCAGCTTTTCTGTTTTTTCTTTGACCTGAGCGGATAGTTCCTCACGCTCGTTCTTGGTTGCGACATACGCATCAATCAATTCTTTGATGTTCATGGCTTTGCTTTCTGTTGCTCGGTTTGAATGATGGCCAACATCATGGCCTCGGGGGCTTGCCAACCAATAGGCTTGACAACGTCGTACTGAGAGCCGCGCACCGACCTGATGTAGTCATTGGCGGGCTCTTTGTTCATGTTGGCCTCATGCACCACATTAAAAAGCTGATCAAAAGGTAAGCCCATAGCATGTGCACAGCCCATTGTGACGTAGCAAAGATCAACCAAAGCATCGGCAGCGTCAACAAGGCTATTCTCCTCACAAGCACGAAGGTACTCACTAAGCTCTTCCATGATGAAGCGAGCAAAGTAACTGGATTGCTCGGGTGTGAGCAAGGTTGGTGTGTTTGATAAGGGCAGGCCCATCTTGCGACGGAATGCCAATACTTTTTCTGAGTTGGTCATTTGCATGGTGTGATTAGTATTTGCGGTCATAGTATTCTTTGCGCATCAGTGATTCAAATGCTTCTCTGTTTGCGCCATTGAGCGTATCGGTAACGTCTACGCCATCCAAGGTAACGCAAAAATCAAATTCGGCCGGCTCATTGTGAGTAGCATCGCGAGCGACAGTATACTCAACAACAATGTTGCGAAGTATATCGCCATCGCCCCATTCTTCTTGCCAATTGTCAAGGCCCATGTGATCCAAGATGTAGTCATGTTCAGTTTGCATTTTGTTTACCTGCCTTGTACGATGAATGTGAATAGCAGTAGGCTTGCAATACGCCAATTGCTCGAGCTGCGTTGCAACGCATTTCAACTTGTTCTTTCCAAGCCTGAAAGCCAGCCTTGTCAGTAGGTGCTGTATTAAACAGCAAATCTTCAATACTATGTAAGGCCTCAGCAAACTCAGTCACTGGGATTTTGATGTACTGTGTCATACGGCCTCCACTTCGGCGAGCAAGTCGCGGAGCCAGAGGGGCTGCGGGTCTTTGCCTTTGTTGTACACAAGCGGCATGGTAGCTGCTTTGCTTGCATAATAACGACGGTAGGACTCGACGTGGTCGTCGCTTTTGTATTCGTCAGGCATTGCCAAGGTAGGTGGAACAAACTTTGTAGGCAAGGCCAACATGGCAGGAGGGCACACTAACAACTCGGCATGTAGTACATCATTGCTTTTGTGGCCATGGCCATAGCGGTACTTAAATTCGCGGCCGAGGAAACGTGCAAGGTCGCTGACCCAGTTGTAATGCAACCGTGACTGACGAACCCAGACGGCGGAAGGATGATTGGCATGGGTGGCGCGGTAGGATACTTTGTCGCCATTGCCGTAGTGGTGATGCGCAGTTGCAAGCAGCTGGCAGGATTCGATAAGCATTTTGCCGACATGCTTGTCGCAGTGCATAACAGCTGCGATAGAAGGCAGGTGGTGAAGATAGAAGATGTTCATATGCAATACCTTTCAAAAATCAAAAACACAAGTGGACTAGTAACGTGAGATTAAATTGTACAACAAATTTTGGGGGCCGTACTAGGTACCCCCACAAATTTATTACGCCAAGGCCAACAAGGCCTCAACGGCTTGCTGCTTGACATTAACACCGCCGCCGAACCAAGCATTGGCCAAGCGAGCATCGCCGGTGCGGGCTGTTTCCCAATCCATCAGCTGAGTCACGGCATTCAAAGCGCCCCATGCTGTACCTTTGGCAGATTCCAACTCAGCGCCGATGCCTGCACCTTCAAAAAGAGCCAAGGCTCGTGCTGCAGCACGTGAGGGGTTCTTTTCATCACCGCCGAGGATAGATGTGAAGATGCTCTGAGCCTTGGCGGAACCGAGTTTGATAGATGCCAAAGCCTTGGCAGTTTGCTCGAAGGTTTTGAAGGCCTCGTTGCTGTTGGCCAACTCAGCCTTGATGGCTTCGGGCTTGAAGATAGAGTTATGACGAACACTTACGTTGGCCTTGCCGCGCTGTGCAAGCTGCAAAGTGTTATTGCATACAACGCGGACGCTGGTCAGGCGGGCCTGAGTGGCCAGAGAGCCATCAGCGGAGCTGGCCAATAAGAGATATTGATTAACCTTGTCGCCTGCAATGTTGAACTCGCCATCCATCTTGGCGAGGGCCCAGTAATGCGCGCCATTACGCAGGACGCCGGCTGTTTCGAGGTGGGCAATACTGCCGACCATGTCGCGGAAGAATTCCAACACCTCGATGGGCTGCACAATCTTGTACTGACTAGACACCAAGCCTAAAGGCATGTTGCTGTCGGTGCGGTACATAACTTTCTTGCCGTCATAAGGTAGGGCCTGAGCCTTGAAGCCGTTCCACACGCTGGCTGGAGGAGTGAACTGCACATCGGCTGTAGCCAATTGGAAGTCAAGGCCAGATTCCTCGGCCCAGGTTTCAATGGTGGAGTCCTTGGTCAACTGCTGGCCAAGACCATGCCATGGGGTCTCACCAACGTAGGCCATTGCTGCTTTGCCGGAGATTGTGTTTGCGATTAAGTGTGCCATGATAAATACCTTTCAAAAGTCAGTTAAGTTTTACAGCAATCTGAAGTGTGTTGCTGTAAGTGAATTATATAGCCATTCTCGTGATTGAACACAGGTTTTTGCAAATATTTTCAACTTTTTTGCATTTATTTTTGAAAACCTGAGTATTCAAAAACTGCAGCGGTTAGTGCTTCTGTATACTTTTGTTTCTCGAGGTAACAGTTACTCAAAAGACCGAAAAGAAATACTTTTTTACCGCCCCGCAGCTGATGTATAGTACCTATCCCCACCGTCTGCCGTAAGGGCAGATTTTCATTGACAAATTGGATGATTATGACTATTGACAATACACATGGCCACCATTGGCCGAGCACCCCACAGCCTAATATAGCCTTCATCAAGGCAAAGAAAAAGGACCTAGAGGTAAGTCTAGATCCTTATAAAGTAGCATTCCTGCAAAGAAAAGCACCATGTCATCAGGTTTCCAAGCACTAACAACACAGCCAAGCGAATTATACACTAACTTCCTATCTGCAAGGGCATTTGCCGACTCGGACATACAGGCCCTAGGCCTCCAGCTCCTTGACCCAGAGGAAAGTTACCAACTACTAGGCCACACTCGTGAGTGGAGTATCAGAATCCCGTATTTTGATATGCAGGGCCAAGAAACCGGCTTTAATCGGGTCAGGATTCTGACTCCGAAGGGCAAGATGAAGTATTCTCAGGCCCGAGCCAGTGGAAGCCACATCTACTTCCCGCCAACGGTGGGATGGAAGCAAGTTGCACAGGATGTAGATATCCCCATCATCATCACCGAAGGGGAATTCAAAACCTGGGCCATCACCAAGCAGATCCAAGCTGATCAGACTAACTACGCTGCCCTAGGTTTGGCCGGAGTCACAAGTTGGTCAGACAAGTCTGGCTTGCACCTACATAAAGACCTGATGAAGATCATTTGGCAACGCAAAACCAGCTTTGCCGAGAAGCACCGCAAAGTCTACATTGTCTTTGACTATGACGGCGCTGGGGAAGATGGTGAGCCCAATGAACAGGTCGGCATGGCCGAAACAAAGCTTGCTGTCACGCTTCGAGGGCTTGGCGCTGAGGTCCACCTTTGCCGCGTAGGACGCTTTGGATCGGGAAAAGGCCATAAGTACGCCATTGATGATCATTTACAAGCCGGTGGCAACTTGGCGCAGGTGCTCACAAGCACCAGCACGGTGATGAATGGCATAGATACCTTGGAGACCAAGCTGTATGAGTTCAAAACGCAGTACGCTCTCATTAACGGCGACGTGATTCGGCTCCGAGATGGCTTGATTTTGAGTTGGAACAAGGCACGTATTGACGCGGCACAGGATTATTTTGTCCAAGTCACGCAAAGACCGAACGGTGGCACCAGCAGCAAGACCATCTACATCTTGGATGCCTATAAGGACTGGGCCAGAAGGTGTGATCTAGATGGCGTAGGCATGTATCCCGAGTACCAAGGGCTTACAATCACCCCAACACGGCACTACAACCTGTTCAAGGATTGGTCTAATGAGCCAGTCCCGGGAGATCCTAAGCCTTACCTTGAGTTTTGTGAATACTTCTTCAGAGATGAGCCAGCTTTTGCTGAGTACTGGCATAACTGGGTGGCCAATGTGGTTCAATTCCCATGGAGAAGGAACTACACCACACCGCAGTTTGCTTCTTCCATCGAGGGCATCGGCAAATCGGCTATCGCCGAGTTCATAGCCGAGATGCTAGGCATTGGGGATGGCGGGCCTGCTGCTATCATCGGGCCTGATGAGCTATTCGGCAACTTCAACGGTATGTTAAAGGGTAAGATCTTCATAGTCGTGAATGAGCCCTCGTCAGATCGTGATGACCACTCGGCGAAGCTTAAGAACTACATCACATCTAATGAGCTAACCATCAACAATAAGTATGGCGCACAGTACGCCATCACTAACTACATTAACTTCGTATTCACGACTAATAAGAGCTACGTCACACACATGGGTGATACCGCAAGGCGTGAAGCTATCTACAGCCCAGCCAGTCTATCCAACAAAGAGACTCATCCCAAGGTCGTGGCTCTTATGAAGTGGGCCAAGCAGCAGCAAGGCTTTGGCATCATGCTAAACTGGTACATGAATCGTGATATATCAGGCTTTGACCCCAAGCAAGCTGCGCCAAAGACTCAGTACCGTGAGACAGCGATCCAACTGTCCAAGACCCCCCTTGAAGCTTTTGCCCTTGAGCTCAAAGACTGGGTGGATGACCACCTTGAAGGTGTGGCTGCTTTCACGGCGTCGCAGCTGCAAATTTTGTGTGAGCGTTGGGGCCACGACAGCAGAGCTAAGGCCCAATATATCCGCAAAGCGCTGCAGCCTCAAGGGACAATAGATGCTAGCAAGGCCATCAAAGTGCATGGAAAAGCTGGACGATACACGACTTTTATGACGCCAAAGGTTACACAGTCACCTCTGTATGAGCCGACTTGGTCACAGGTTGTCACGAGAACTGAGGACGCAATTCAACGTGAATTAGAACAGAATGGGAGCTTTTGATGACTTGGCACTGTAACTTCAGAAAAGTGTTACCTGAACTGTTACCTCGCGGGGCCTTATCCAGATTGAATAGTTACAAGGTTACAGTAGGTTACTATATTTTTATAAAAGATATTAGATATATAAGTATTGCATGTATATATAGTTTTCTGGACGGTCTGTAACCTGTAACCTGTAACCCGTCCAATTAAATGTACACACTTCCAACTTTATGGTTAAAATCCGCACATGACTACAAAGACACCATCTAAGAACGGAAAGTTCTTGGGCCGTCCGTCAAAGTACGACCCAGCATACTGCGACCAAGTCGTGGCCCTTGGCAAAGAGGGCTTATCGCGTTGGCAAATCTGCTCGCGCCTAGACATTGGCATCAACAATATGAAGGCTTGGGAAGGCGCACACGAAGATTTTCGAGCTTCCTTAGAAGAAGCACGACTTCATGCACTTGCTTACTGGGAAGACTTGGCGCATGATCACATACGCGAAGCTCCTGGCGGGATCAAGCTGAACACGGGGCTTTGGAGCCGAAGCATGGCAGCACGGTTCCCCGAGCAATACCGTGAGAACTCCAAGGTTGAGGTCACAGGCAAGAATGACGGGCCGATCGAGGTCGACATGATCCATGACTTCTCACAAAACCTGTTGGATGATCTTCTAGCCACGCGCCAAGCAGATGCTAAGTCAAGCAAAGGCAAATGAGTTCGCAGATCGGATTCGTAAGGGTCCGAATCTTAACCTCATGTCGGAAGAGCGCAAAGCTGCGCACAAGGCTCGACAAAGCTGGCTGACAATAGCCAATGACCATCAGGTTCCGCCTCCCGGTGATTGGTGGAACATTTGGCTTTTGTTGGCGGGTCGAGGCGCAGGTAAGACTCGTGCAGCTGCCGAATGGCTGTGGTACGAAGCTTGGACAAAGCCAAAGACTCGGTGGCTTGTCTCCGCTCCCACATCATCCGATGTCCGCGACGTTTGCTTTGAGGGAGACTCAGGTCTCATCACCGTGATCCCAGAGCAGCTCATTGATCACTATACTCGATCACTTCATGAGATCTACCTCATCAACGGCTCGTTGATCAAAGGGATCCCCGCGTCCGAGCCATCCCGTTTCCGCGGACCTCAGTTTCATGGTGGCTGGTTTGATGAGCTTGCTGCATGGGACTACCTTGACGAATCCTGGGACATGATTCAGTTCGGCATGCGACTTGGGCAAAAGCCCCTGATGCTATGCACCACAACGCCTAAGCCCAAGCCCTTGATCGTGGATCTGGTGAACAGAGATGGCGATGATGTGATATGTACCAAGGCCAGCACGTACGATAACATCCACAACCTCGCCCCATCATTCCAAGCGCAGATCTTGCAATACGAAGGCACGAAGCTTGGCAGACAAGAGATTCACGCCGAGATCTTGGATCCCGAGGAAGCCGGTGTCATCAAACGTAACTGGTTTAAGCTTTGGGAAGCCGAGAAGCCCCTGCCCCGATTTGAGTACGTGGTCCAGTCTTATGACTGCGCAACCAGCGACAAGACCAAGAACGATCCCACGGCTTGCACAGTGTGGGGCATCTTTAGGCCAAGTCCCGATAAGCCTATGAGCGTGATGCTCATCGATTGCTGGGAGGAGTACATGCAGTACCCCGACCTCAGACCCAAAGTGATCGAGGAGTCCACCGCCATTTACGGCGACGAGAATGAGTTCGGTCACGGGAAAAAGGTAGACCTGATCTTGATTGAAGACAAGAGCGCGGGTATCTCACTCCTGCAAGACTTGCAACGTGCCGGCCTGCCAGTCAGAAGCTACAATCCCGGGAATGCGGACAAGATGATGCGCCTCAACATCATATCGCCCATCATTGCCAAGGGCCGAGTCTATATTCCCGAGTCCACAGTCAACCCGGGAATGGCTCGTGATTGGGCCGAGCCCTTGGTTAGCCAGTTGTGTGCCTTTCCAGAAGTCCGGCACGATGACTTGGTGGACTCCACATCACAGGCATTAAGAGTTTTGCGAGACTTAGGGTTAATTTCCATCGACCCGGTATACAATCCGGAAGACGACTACGACGAAGATCGTCCGAGAAGGGTAAACCCTTACGCAGTCTAACTTAAGGTGCGCACATGGCAGCAATCTACGACGAGCAAGGCAACTACGTGGGCGATGATGGCGCACCTAGTCTAGATCAAATGAAACTGGAGCTGGTCAAAAAGAACCAGCCATTGTCTTCTCAAATCCCCGGGTACGACCGGCCTGTTCCCCCAGCGCAAACACCGCCTAGTGCCAACCCACTAGAAGCCGCAGCAGGCAACTTCACGCAGCTGGCAACGAAGTTCAATCCGCTGATGATGGCAAAGTCCATGCGTGAAGCAGCAGGTATTGTCACCGTGCCTGCAGTTGCTGCGGTCAAAGGCGTTGGTGAAAGTATCCTCACATCACCAAGCGGCACATACACTTCAGGCAAAGCACCGGCATACGCCGAGCAAGTTGCCAAGCAGTTCATGGAGGCCAACGCCCCGCAAACGCCGCTGACACAGGAATTCGCATCTGCGATCGCGCCTGTCATGGCAGACTTGCCCGCGTACCTTGGGCATCTGCAAACCGGCCGCCCAGCATTTACCCCTAATGATCTGCGGGTTATGGGCGCTGAGGCCACAAGGGTTGGACGCCAAGTACGCGATATCCCCACAGACTTTGCCAATGCACAATCAGGTCTGCAGAAGTTAGACCCAATCACAGGTCAGCCAACAATGGGCTCTAGGCTTGGACAAGCTGAACGCGGAGTTACGCAGGCAGGCATGCGAGTTGAAAAGGCGCTTGACCCCATTGTGCAAGACATATTGGCTAAAGGTGGTACATCAGCTGAAATACTTTCTGCAATGGCAGGGCAGCCAATGTATGCTATGCGACCTGAAGGCTCAAGGCTTCAAACAGCTGTGATGCCTGCAACTGCGAAGCAAGCTTCTGCAACACACTCACCTGCGTATGACATTGTCAGCAGTGTTATTGATAGCACAACTATGACGCCCTTACAGGCGTTAGATGAAATACAAAATAAAATCCTGGCTGTGCCTGAAGCCATCCCTGCACGCAAGGCGTTTGAGAAGTTCATTAAGCAAAAAGCCGCTGAAATGTACCCAGACGCACCTACGCCGGCTGAAGCGGTGCAAGCATACAAGGCTAGATTCAGTGACAGGGAAGCGTCGGCTGCGCATACATTAGGCATGTATGACGAGTTCTTGCAAACACCGGAAGGCATACAATTCAGAGCTGCACTTGACTTACCGTCAGCGGATGAACTGCCTGCCATGCATGAAGCTGCTGCTAATTGGCTTAACTCGCAATTTACGAATTACATCCTTGAAAAAGTTGGCACCCCTAATGAGCCTGCTGCTAAGTTGGCGGGGCAAGGTTTGACGTTTAATCCGCCTGAGGACGTGTTTAACGTGGCTGACATGTCAGGTAGAGCTATAGGCAATAAGCGTACATACGCTGGTATGCCCGCTAAAACAGCAACTGACGAAGCGCTTATCGCAGCGAATCAGCAATTAGAAGACTTACGCCAACAAGCAACTGAAGCTACGGCTTATGCACGTGAACAGCAGGCGGCAGGGCTTGCGCAAGGTTATGGCGCAATTGACCCTAATACAGGCCGCCCAGTCGAAGGCATGAACATTGGCAGATACGAGCCTTTTGCACAAGCATCACGCGAAGCCGCTAAGGCAACTGAGGCGTATAAAAAGCAGCAAAAGTTAGTTGACAATCTACGACTTGGCGCTGCGTATGAGAATGCAGTTGATCAAGCAATCAGTGCGCCTACCGCACAAGAGTTACGAAACGAATTGGAGTATGCTGAGCAGCAGTTCTACCCATCGTTAATGCGAACACCTGACAACGAGCGTGCATACACTGCAAGTGTCAGACAATTACGTAATCTTGGCTTTGAAGATCTTGCGCGCAAATTCTATGACGATGTCATGTCGCGCAAAATACATTTGGACAAAGTGCCAAAGATGACTGTTGAAAAGTACATACGCCAAACAGCTGAAGAGCGTATTGACAAAGAGAGAAAAGAGCAAGCCGCAGTAGCTGCGTATAAGAATGCAGTTGATACGCAGTTTAAACGTTCTGCTGATGCGCATATTCCTAATGACAAAGTCTTTGGTAATGTTGGCGCTTTGGAAATTACTGATCGGTTTACCCCTGATGAGGTTGCCAAGTTAGTTAGTGAGGACACTACGGCGTTGGATGTCTGTATTGGCGAAGGTGGTACTACATCTGGACGGCCTAACCTTTGGCACCCCGGCACTGGCAATCGCCAGTATGAGCCTATTTACAACGTGGCTACGGGCGAGAAAAACCCTAATGCAACGAGCCCTAGAACAACGTACATTAACGCTGTTAGAGACGGCTCGCAAATGGTAAGCTTTAGGGATACTGTTACTGGTGAGCCTGTTGCCATTTTTGACTTTAACCCTTCATCAAGAACTGGTAGATACAACATCAATTTTGCTTCAGGTCGCAGAAACGGCAAAATCAAGCCTGAGTACGTTGAAGGCATTAAGTCTTATCTTAACAGCCGCGCAGATTCGATTCATGATGTAGGCGACAACCTGTATAACACCACAGGCATTAGCGACAGTGAGCGTTCAACAAGTACCAAGTTGGCAGGCATGATCAATATGCCTATATCTGAGTTTGCAAAGTATGATCTTTCAAATTTGCCAAGGTTTATTACAACCCCGGAGTTGCGCAATTACATTGAGAATCTAAAAGCTAATGAGCCTGCAGTGCAAACGCCTGCAGTTATGTCGCAACGACCAAGTGAAAGCTTAGAGGCATACGCAACAGGCGCTATGTCATCAGCAATTGATAATGTATTGGACTCACAGCGTCGCGCGTTTGTTGAAGCAGGCGAAGAAAGCCGCACCACATTAGCAGAAACTTTCTTTGCAGACATTCGTGATTACTTTAATGCGTACCTTAATGCGCAAGGCCCTGTTCAAGCCTTGGTACTTACAAAGCAGCGCTTGTATGACCTAGAATCTGAGTATGCCAATAGTAACAGGGTCGCGGCTAATATTATTGCTGAAGGCATTCAAGATTTGATTGACGACTTGCAAGGACACATTGACTACGCAATTGCGCGCCAAGCTGCTGAAGCAAATCAACGACCTCGTGCAGTTGCGCAACGTGGCGACCCTATACCTGATAATTTGGATGCTGAAGATATTCTTGGTCGCTACCGCGATCGCTTAACACCTGAGCAGCAGCAATACTTGCAAGATTTTGCAAATCGCTGGAGTAACACAGTACACCCAAATGACGTACGGGCATTAGAGACTGAGTTTAATAATTGGCTGCAAAATAATCGCTTAGCGCCTGAAGGTAGACCTGATTATTTGCGCATGACGCATGACGCAACAATGCAACTTAGCCGTGAAATGGGCGAAGAAGCCGGCAATGAGATGAGTAGCATTATTCGTCGTATTACAGAGCGGCAACTCATTGACCCTACGCAAAATACAGAGCAATTCATTGCGGCTCTACGTGAAAGAGCAGAATACGCAGACCGCGGCACTGTTGAGATTGCGCTAAATGAGTTGGCAGACATGATGGAAAGCGAGTTCATGCGTGATTGGGAGCCTGAAGTTGCCCCTGTACAGCAAGCAGCACAACCATTTGATTTTACTGGTGCTGTGGATCGCATTACTGATGGTATTGCAGCAAACTTGGGCGGTGTTATTAGCGAAAGGTTTGACACTGTCGCGCATCGCATTGCCGAGCAAATTAACCCACGATTGAATCCTACAGGCTACGCTGAGGCATTGCGTCGCGTAAACCCTGCACTTGAGCATGTTGCTGTGGTAAGTGGTTTAAATGAGCTTGCTGATTTAATTGCGCCGCCTACAGCTTTACGCGCTGCGGATCTTGATAATCAGCGCAATGATCGCATAATTCAAGTTGAAGATATATTAAATAATCCTGAATCAGACCCTAATGACTTGCGTGCAATGGCGTTTGCAATGTCTGGTATGGGTAATATGCATTGGGCGCCTTTAGCTGAAAACGAGCGTCGTGATTATGCGCAAGCACTTCGCCAGCGTGCTAATTACATTGAGTTCAACCCTCGTGATTTTGCGCAGCGTCTTATGGATGAGGAAGGGCCAGAGCATTATGATGATGCTATCACATTGTTGGAGAATAACCAGTATGATCATGAGATACTACGTGGGTTGCCTCCAACAGAGCGCCCACGTGCAGCGCAAGCCACTGCGCTTGAAATGAGTCGTTTGTCACTTAATGAAGCGTATAGACGACTTAACCCGAATGGCGTACCTCCCGAGCCTGCCATGACGCCTCGTCAACAAGCAATTGCAGCTCGTGTGCCGCAGATCACTGATATGCTGATTGAGTTTAGTGATGATGACCCTATTAGGATTACTGCTGATTACCGTCGAGTTGCTAACATATTGCGTGACCCTCGCAATGCAAGGGAGTTTCTTGAGAACGTTATGGGTGTAGGTGATTCTCTTGGCGACTTCACGCTTAGAACAACTGACTTACAGCGAAGTACTCTTAGCTTAGTTGCTGATGAGCTTGAGCGTCGTGCTGAAGAGCTGGGAATGCAAGACCAATTTGAGCAAGCGCTTGAGTACCGCGCTGCCGCTGAGTCTGTCGTAAATGACTTAGAAGAAATGTACTATAGTGAATTGGATAGCCCACGCGAAGCTGTGCGACTGATCAGACAGCATTTAAGAGCACTGAATCGTACTGGTGAAGAAGCGTTTGAAAACATTATGGGTATGGCTTCAGCAGGGTATGAATGGTCAAATTCGCTGTTAGCTGCGTTAGAGATAGAGTTGAATAACCTTATTGACAGGTACCGCGCTGAAGGTGGCTTTGCCAACGGTGGCCCAGTTCGCGGCTACCAAAAAGGTGGGTCAGTAAAAGCTGATGTCCCGACTCCTTGGCTGTTCAGTGTCCCGACTTACTCGGAGACTGTGGCCTATGAAATGTACCCCGGCCAAAAAGGGCAGGATGATCAGCGTGACGCGGCCCGTCATATGCTGGCTGCTGGCACTCTTTCACGAAAGTATGGCCCAGGAGTTGCTGAGTTCTTAGGCAAAGCTCATGAGTTCACGACTTCTCCGCTTCAAGCCGTCAAATCCGTGTTTGGCGGGAAAATGCCTGCCGACTATGGCATGGATACCCACAACAACACGATTGGGGCACAACTGGGGCAGAGAGCCAAGTCACAGGCTGAGCTGGAAGATCTTGTACAAGAAGCTGCAGAGCGTGCATCGCGTACTCAAACTTCTGATAAAGCCTTCATCAAGAAGGCAAACGGTGGTATAGTCCAACAAAATCCGACTACAGACCAAATGCGGTATGCACTTATGATGCGGAGAAAATAATTTATGGCCACACAGATGCCAATCCCACCGGACTTCGATCGTTTTATCGAGCCCATGACAGACGAAGAAGTCGAAGCCGCTGGGCCTTCCGCTCTCACAATGTTCGATGAGATGGAAGATGAGACTCCGGAAGTAGAAGAATTGCCCGACGGCTCGGCCATTGTGCGGATGGATGATGGATCCAAAGGCCCAGATGGCGAGCCTGACTTCTATGAGAACTTAGCCAACGTACTTTCAAGCTATGATCTTAGCAAATTAGCTCACAAGTACGTTGAGCTGATTGAAAAAGACAAGGAAGCACGCGAAGAGCGTGATAAGCAATATGAAGAAGGCCTGCGTCGTACGGGCTTAGGCCATGATGCACCGGGCGGAGCGCAGTTCACCGGCGCCTCTAAGGTTGTCCACCCTGTGATGGCCGAGGCTTGCGTTGACTTCTCAGCCCGTGCCATTAAAGAGCTATTCCCACCAGACGGGCCAGTCAAAACCAAGATCATTGGTGAGACTACGGATGAGAAAGTAGATCGCGCCGAGCGTAAACGCGACTACATGAACTGGCAACTGACTGAGCAGATCGAAGAATACCGCGACGAGGAAGAGCAGCTGTTGACTCAGTTGCCGCTTGGTGGTAGCCAATACATGAAGATCTGGTACGACGAGCAAAAGCGCAGGCCTTGCGCTGAGTTTGTGCCGATTGACAATGTGTATTTGCCCTTTGCAGCGGTTAACTTCTACACTGCAGGCCGCGTAACAGAAGTCCAAGACATTACGCAAGAGACTTTTGAAGAGCGTGTTGATAGTGGTTTGTACATTGACATTGACATTGTTCGCGCATCCATGGAACCTGAAGAGTCCAAGGCAGAAAAAGCAAACAATAAGATCGAGGGTCGTAAGAGCCAAGCAGATAACGTGGACGGCGTACGCCGTGTGTACCACATCTACACTTGGCTTTCGTTGGATGATGACAATTACTCCGATGGCAAGCGTGCGCCTTACATCTTAATGATTGATGATCTGACAACCGAGGTTGTTGGCTTGTACCGCAACTGGCAAGATGGTGATGACACCATGGCCAAGTTGGACTGGTTGATCGAGTTCAAGTTCATTCCATGGCGAGGTGCTTATGCAATTGGCTTACCGCATCTTATTGGTGGCCTATCTGCTGCTCTTACCGGCGCTTTACGCGCTTTACTGGATTCTGCACACATTACTACGGCTCCCACGATGCTTAAGCTCAAAGGAGCTAAGATATCGGGCCAGTCGCTGACCATTGAGCCTACGCAGGTCAGTGAGATTGAGGGCGCACCGGGTGTGGATGACATTCGTAAGATTGCCATGCCATTGCCATTTAACCAACCCTCTCCTGTGCTGTTGGAGCTCCTTGGTTGGTTATCCAACGCCGCCAAGGGCGTGGTCACCACCAGTGAAGAGAAGATTGCCGACATTACAAGCAATGCGCCGGTTGGCACTACACAAGCTTTGATTGAGCAGGGCGCCGCGGTGTTTAGCGCTGTGCATGCTCGACTCCACGACTCACAACGCCGTGTGTTGAAGGTCATTGCCCGCCTGAACAACTGGTACTTGGATGAGCAGGTCAAGGGTGACATGGTCGAGGACTTGGAAGTTACCAAGGAAGACTTTGCTAAGAACTCAGACATTGTTCCCGTGTCTGACCCTCATATCTTTGCTGAAACGCAGCGTTACGCGCAGATCCAGACCTTGGCTGCACGAGCTCAGGCAAACCCTGATTTGTATAACCGGATTGCTGTTGAGAAACGAATCCTTAAGCAGATCAAGCTGCCTGACATCAACGAGGTTCTGCCTGACCCCAATGAGGTGAAGGAAATGAACCCCGCACTGGAAAATGTGGCCATGACATTTGGCCGTCATGCCGGTGCCTTCCCAAGGCAAGATCACTTGGCCCACATTCAGGTTCACCTGGATTATTTGCAGGATCCGATGTACGGTGCAAATCCCATCATGGCTCCGGCTTTCATTCCATTGTGCTTAGAGCATTTGAAGCAGCACTTGACCCTGTGGTACCTTAACCAAGTGGATTCATATAGCTCCGCAGCGTTGAATAGACCATTCAATGTTTTGAAAGAGCAAACACTGCCGCAAGGCGCGGATCAGTTGTTGGCCGCCGTTGCTCAGCATGTTCACCAAGATACTGGTGAGACCTTCAAGGCCTTGCCACCCATCATCCAGAACGCCATTGCTGCCATTAAGCAATTGTCAGGCCAACCGCCTATGGATCCTGCAACACAAGCATTTGTTCAGACTAGCATGGCAGAGACGCAGCGCCGTGCTACCAAGGACCAAGCAGAATTGCAACTGGAAGCTGCAAAGCTTCAGCAAACAGCGCAAATCTCAACTCAGAAACTCCAAGCCGACATGGCCAAGAATACTGAGAACAATCTCACAAAAGAGAGAATCGAGTCAGCGGTGCTTACGCGCGACGCCGCTAACTTGCAGCACGAGCAAGTCAAAACTGCTCTGGAAGCGCAGACTTTAATTCAACAAACCTTAGGAGCTCAAAATGGCTGATGAAGGAATTAACTTGCATAAACGCTTGGCAATGGGGGCAGGTGAATCCGCAGCCACAGCCAAGGGCAAGAGTGTTATTCAAAAATACAAATCAGGCGGCAGTGTGATGCCTGAGTCTCGTGTAGCTAATTTGCCTGCACGCGGCTCTGCGCCCCCACCCTTGCCTAAGCCTACTGGCAAAATCGCAACCATGAAACGTGGCGGTTCTGCTAAACCCGTGAAGAAATCTGCAGGTCGCGGCCGTTAATCCTAATGGCACTACTTGCAGATTTCATTGGTCGAGTTAAGCAAAGGCAAGAGCGAATTGCTGAATCTTTAGTTGAAGGAAACGCAGTCACATTCGAAGCCTACCAGCGCTTAGTCGGCCAGCACCAAGGCTTGGAGGAAGCCTTGCTTATCATTAACCAACTTTTAGAAGAGGAAAAGAATGTCGAATGACATTGTAGAACAGACGCTTGAAGAAGCGTTTCCTATCGTTGACGCGTTGATGGAACCTGTAGGGGCACGAGTGCTCATTCAGCTCCGCGCCGTTAAAGAAAAAGCCACAGCATCCGGTATTGTGTTGGTCGAAGAGACCAAAGAAACCGAGAAGTGGAACACAATGATCGGTAAGGTCATTGCAATTGGCCCATTGGCGTTTAAGAAACGAGATTCTATGGAATCTTGGCCTGAAGGCGCTTGGGCAAAGGTCGGGGACTTTGTTCGCGTACCAAAATGGGGCGGTGATCGCTGGGAAGTTGACTACGAGCAGAACGGTAGCACCGGAAAAGCTCTATTTACCTTCTTCAATGACCATGAGCTCATTGGTCGTGTAACTGGTGACCCACTTAAGATTAAAGCTTTCATTTAAGCTTTGAAAGGACGTGAAATGAATGCAACTGAAAAGTTGGAAATGCAGATCGAAGAGTCACAAGATGGCTCCGCGATTGTAAAACTGCCTTCTGGCATGGAAAATCCCCAGTCTGATGACCAAGATGATGACGAAGATGGCGCATCTGGTGCACTAGATGATGCTGAGGGACCCGGAGACGACAATGGTGAAGGTTCTACCACAGACGATCCGGATAGAGAGGCCATTAGGGCCGCTCGACGCGAGGAGCGCAAGCTCAAAAAGCAACTTCATCGTGAAAAAGCACGTGAATCTAACCATTTGATCACAGCTTTGCGTAAGCAAAACTCACAAATGGCGGAGCGCGTTGCACTTTTGGAGAAACGTACCTCCGGTGCCGAGTTGGCAAGGGTTGATAAGGCCATTGACGACGCGGGCACAAGGCTTGAGTACGCTAAGATGAAGTTGCAAGAGGCTGTCAATGCTCGAAATGGTGAGGAAGTTACCAAAGCACAGCAACTTTGGTATGAAAGCCAGCGCCAGTTGGAGTCATTGCAGGCTTTACGTGAAAATGCTAACAAGCAACTCACGCAAACATCGCAGAACATTAAAGCTCCAGATCCGATGGTCCAGCGCATGGCCGCGGAGTGGATCGATAAGAATAAATGGTATGACCCGCAATTGAAGGATGCAGATTCTAAGATTGCCCAGACCATTGACGTGGCGTTGACCGAAGAAGGCTACGACCCAGCACTTCCCGACTATTGGGAAGAGCTCGACGACAGATTGCAAAAATATTTACCACACCGATATAATTCGGGGTATAGTAATGGTACGAGAAACCAGAGACCGAGATCTGTTGTGACAAGTTCAGGACGTGATACCACTGCGACGACAAGGGCCAACGAATACATCGTTGATCCTAAGCGCGTTGCCGCCATTAAAGAGGCCGGCATGTGGGACAACATTGAACAGCGAAACAAAATGATTCGCAAGTTCGCAGAGTATGACAAACAACAGAAACGGAAATAATCATGGACGATCGTATTAAAAAGAATACCACAGCAGGCCGTGAGAGTCGTGCATTGCAAGATGCATCACGTACTGCACCTGAAGAAAACTTTGTTTCTTCCGAGGAGCGTCGTAGGATGTTCCGCTCGGAGTGGCTGCAAGAGGCGCTTCCGACCCCTCCCGAAATTCCGGGATTCCATCTGTGCTGGTTATCTTCTACTAACCAATATGATCCAATTCACAAGCGTATGCGACTGGGCTACGAACCAGTGAAAGCCGAGGAATTACCCGGCTTTGAGCATTTAAAAGTGAAGGCTGGCGAACACACAGGTTTTGTTGCTTGCAACGAGATGCTCTTGTATAAATTGCCTATGGACATTTATCAAGAACTCATGTATGAACTGCATCACCGCGCTCCCATGGAGGAGCAGGAAAAGATTAAGGTTCAGCAAGAACAATTGCTGGGTGAGCGTGATAGCAATGGTCGAACATTGGTTTCAATTGAAGGTGGCGGCTTGGATTTCGATGCAAAAGTCGCACGTCGTCCTGTTTTTGAATAAAGCATGATGGCGTCACATTTCAATTTTGAAAGGACTCAATTATGAGCTCAACTTCTGCGCCGTTCGGTCTTCGTCCTGCATATCACCCCTCCGGGCTTGATCGTGCTGTGACATTGGCTGGCGGTATCGCTTCTGGCTATGCCAGCAACATCCTGAAAGGTCAACCCGTAAAGTTGGCTACCGCAGGTACAATCGTAGTCGCTGCTGCCGGTGATGCATTCCAAGGCGCCTTTGACGGCGTTCAGTGGACTGACACTACTGGTCGTGCTCGTGTGTCCAACTACTGGCCTGCTAACACAGCATACCAAGCTGGCACATGCGTTGCTTACTACTACAACGATCCCAACATTGTGTATGAGATCCAAGCTGATGGTTCATTGACTCAAGCTGCCGTGGGCGACATGGCTGATCTGAGCAACACCACTGCTGGTTCCGCCACAACTGGTTTGTCTGCTTGCACATTGTCAACCACATTGGTTGGCGCCGGCAACAGCGCCCAGATGTTGATCCGTGACTTGGCTCCGTACCCCGACAATGCTTGGGGCGATGCGTACACAATTGTTCGCGTAACCATCAACGAGTCGCAGTTCAATGCGTCCGTTAACGCCGTTTAAGGAGGGAGTGAACCATGGCAGCTCCAATGCGCAGTACCGACTTTCGTAGCATTGTCGAACCCATTCTGAATGAATGCTTCGACGGTGTCTACGATCAACGTTCGGACGAATGGTCCACGGTCTTCCGTGAACAACAAGGTATTCCACGTAACTACCACGAAGAGCCTGTCTTGTACGGCTTTGGTGCAGCACCTCAGTTGCCTGACGGCAGCCCTGTTGCTTACCAACAAGGTGGCGTGCTGTTCCTCAAGCGTTACCTGTACAATGTGTATGGCTTGGCCTTCGCATTGACCAAGGTTTTGGTTGAAGACGGCGACCACATCCGTATCGGTCAAGTTTACGCTAAGCATTTGGCCCAATCTTTGGTGGAAACCAAAGAGACATTGGCAGCCAATGTGTTAAACCAAGCGTTCAACTCAGCATATGCTGGCGGCGATGGCGTTCAGTTGAACTCTTCTGCTCACCCCTTGGTTAGCGGTACAGCAAGCAACTTGCTGAACACTGCTGCTAACTTGAGCCAGACTTCCTTGGAACAAATGTTGATCCAAGTTCGTCAAGCAGTTGACAACAACGGCAAGAAAATTCGCTTGCAACCTCTGAAGTTGGTTGTTGCTCCTGGCAACGTGTTCCAAGCTGAAGTGCTGTTGAAGAGCGTTCTTCGTGCTGGTACAGCCAACAACGACATCAACCCAATTAAATCTATTGGTTTGATGCCCGAAGGTGCTTCTGTCATCTCTCGTTTGACTTCCGCCACAGCATGGTGGGTTCAGACTGATGCCCCCGAAGGCATGAAGTTGATGATGCGCCGTGGCTTGGAAAAGACCATGGAAGGCGACTTTGAGACCGACTCAATGCGTTATAAGGCCACTGAGCGTTATGACATTGGTTGGACTGACTGGCGCGCAATGTTCGGTACACCCGGCGTCTAAACCCAAGTGGGGGCTACGGCCCCTACGTTTTAAGGAGAAAAGACAATGGCATACAACAATGCAGTAACTAATTCGGCAGGTCAACTGTCCGCAATTACCGTTGCGTTTGATTACACAAGCACCACTGTGACTATTGGTACTATTCCTGCTAACGCACAAATCGTTGACATCAACATTGATGTGACAACAGCGTTTGACGCAGGTGGTACTGACTTGGTGACTGTTGGCAAAACTGGTTCTGCCGCCGCGTATGTCACATCGACAAGCGTAGCGACTGCTGGTCGTGCTTCAGTTGCTACAACTGGTGTGTACAGCGCTTGGGCTGACGTAGGCAACACTGACGTAAATTACGCCACATTGACCTATGCATACACAAGCACTGCACCAACAGCTGGCGCTGGCCGTGTGACAATCGTTTACAAAGCTTTTGCTTAAGGAGAGCATCATGGGACAGTTCAAACCTATGCCTAAGATGCAAACCACTGAGCCTTCAGTTGAACTGAAGCTTAAAAAGGGCGGCACAGTGAAGAAAGCTAAAGGGGGTATTATCCCTGAAAGCGCATCTGCACGTGGTGTTCCTATGGCAGCTCGTCGCGGTATGGCTCCTGCCATGCCTAAGCGCGGTATCGGTATGGGTGGCATCCCCACTCGTATGGAAACCGGCCCAATGCCTATGGCGCGTAAAAAGGGCGGTGAAGTTGAGTCTCCTAAGATGCACAAAGCTGAGATGTCAGCTATCAAGGGCATCAAAAAGGATATTTCAGCTCATGCTGATAAGCCTGCTTCCAAAGCGCATAAAGGTCTGAAAACTGGCGGTGTTATTGAAAAATACGCTACCGGCGGTGTAATTCAGAAGTACAAGCGTGGTGGAAAAGCTTCAGGCGGCTCTTGCTACTAATCAAGGTCGGGGCTTCGGCCCCTTCCTTTTAAGGATTTTATATGAGCACTTTAACGAATGTATTTAACGCGCATGCTGATGCAACAGGCACAATTTACGCTGGCGCAACAAACATTGGTGGCTATCAGTTGGCTTCAGGCGGTACTGCGGGTGAGATTGTTTTTCGTGACGGTGGCGCTTCAGGAACTGTGCGTTTGCGCGTAAACATCACAACTAATACTGCTGTTATTGCGACGCTGTTGCCCGGCAATGGTATTCGATTCGATACAGACATTCACGTAACATTGCCCACTGGTGCGGCTGTTTCAATTTTCTGCGGCTAATCATGCCTTTAATTAAAAGCAAATCAGACAAGGCTTTTAAGAAAAACATCTCAACTGAGGTGAAAGCTGGCAAGCCTGTTAAACAGGCTGTTGCCATTGCATACTCGGTAAAACGGGGCGCGCAAAAGATGAAAGATGGCGGCGAGCCTAGACTGTCTGTTTCTCGTGGTGAGAAACTACCTACAAGTCGTGGGGCTGGACTAACTCAAAAAGGCCGTGATAAGATCAACCGCGCAACCGGTTCGAATCTTAAAGCACCTGCGCCGCACCCAAAAACAAAAGCTGATGCTGGAAGAAAAGCGTCGTTTTGCGCTAGAATGTCTGGAATGCCCGGGCCTAAGCGCGATGAAAAAGGCGAGCTTACTCGTAAAGCCGCTAGTCTTAAACGTTGGAATTGTCCTGGGTGGTAATGTATGAGCACTAGTGGAACAGTTGGCCAAACGGTAATCACGGTTCAAAATCTGATTGACCACGGTGCTCGTCGCGCCGGAAAGCTGGCTGAAGAGTTAACGGTAGAACAAGTATCCTCAGCTAAGGATAGCCTATATTACGTTCTGTCTAATCTTGCCAATCGCGGCATTCAATATTGGTGCATCGATAAGACTGTGATTGGTCTTAACCCAGATAAGTACGTGTACTACTTGCCAGTTGGCACAGTAGACGTGCTAAACTCCAACTACAGAACAGTTACGGCTAACAATACTGGCGCGTATAGCTCTTCTGGCAATGCAGCCAATGCTTTTGATGGTCAATATACCAATATTTGTCAATTAACCAACAATTCTGGTTACATTGGCATCAATAATGGGACTGGAAATGACATCTACATGGGCACCGTGGGTATCCTACCTGCTATATCCGGCTCAGTGACCATCTCAATTCAGTCTTCTACTGATAATACCAACTGGACAACGGTTTATAGCCCAGGAGCAGTCACTTGGACTGCAAATACGTGGCTTTACTATGACTTGGAGCCTTCTGCAAGCACGCCGTATTGGAGAATCTTGCAGACAGCAGGCGCCAATATGGGTGTCTACCAAGTAGTTTTTGGCTCAAATGCTAATGAAATTCCTTTGGCTCGTTTGAATCGTGATGACTACACAAACTTGCCCAATAAGAACTTCACAAGCCTTTACCCGCTGCAATTTTGGTTTGACCGTAACATTCCCCAGCCTGCAATGTACTTGTGGCCTGCGCCTTCATCATTCGCGCCACAACTCGTGGTCTGGAGACATCGCCAGATCGAGGATGTAGGTGACTTATCAGGTGAGATCGAAATCCCTCAGCGATGGTATCTTGCTGTTCAGAACATGCTTGCGCACCAGATGGCTATGGAACTGCCTACGGTACCGGGCGAGCGTATTCAGTATCTTGAACAACAAGCTGAAAAGTATTGGAATATTGCGGAGCAGGAAGAAAGAGACAAGTCTCCTATTTACTGGGCCCCGAATATTAGTTACTATACAAGGTAAGTATGCCACGTACGCTTGACACTCTTGGCAACGCTGTTCTAAGCATTGCAATTTGTGACCGTTGTCACATGAAGAGAGCGTACGTCGAATTGGGACCTGACCCTAACTTCCCGGGCTTAAAAGTCTGTGATCATGGGTGTAGAGACCAGTTTGACCCATACCGTTTACCAGCACGGCAACCTGAAAAGATTGCGCTTAGATTCCCTAGGCCCGATGTCAGTGTGGCTGCAACGCAGGATTCGTTGATCACCGGACCTTATAATACGTACAATATCTCTCCGGAGCAAAATGTTGATGATCCAGAGAATAATGGCAACCTCGATAACCTGAGTCCGTAATATGGCCAATATACAGATCACGCAACTGCCAGCAGCAGGTAGCATTACAGGCACCGAGTTGGTGCCTATTGTTCAAAATGGCGTCACGGTTCAGACAACAACGGGCGCTATTGCAGCATCGCCAAGTCAGACGCAAACGTTCCTGACAAAGAACCAAGAACTAACACTTCCAAACAGTCGCTACTTATCTACAAACACTGGTTTGAATTTAACCGATGGCGGTGCTACATCTTTCTATCGCATCAATCTAACCGGCGCTGTTGCTGACCTGAATCCCTTGGGCGGCGGTATTGTTGTCAAGGACAGCAGTAGCACGTTGATTAATCGTTCTATTGCCACTTCAGGCGCTGGTTTGAGCGTTTCCAATGGCGATGGTACTGGTGGCAACCCAACGCTTCAGTTGACTGATATTGCCGCGGCTGTTGCCAATTTGAGTGGCACTGGAATGATGGCGGTTGTTGGTGGTGCAACTGTTGCTGGCCGCCAGATTGTTGGCACAACAAACCAAATTGCTGTGGCCAATGGAAATGGCTCTGGTAATCCAACCATTTCAATTGAAAGCGACCCAGTGTTGCCCGGCACAGGGGCGGTTACTTTGCCAAAAGGTACAACCGCACAACAGCCTGTAGGTACTGAAGGTCAGATCCGCTACAACGAAGACACTCAAGTTTTTGAAGGTTACGTTGGAAGCGGGTGGAGCACATTCTCAACTGCTGGTGGCGTGTCCACATTCAGTGGTGGATCTACAGGATTGACGCCTGCATCTCCTACCGCTGGTGTTGTTACTTTGGGTGGCACACTGAATGTTGCAAATGGCGGCACAGGCGCTATTACATTGACTGGTTATGTCAAGGGTTCTGGCACATCTGCCATGACTGCCAGCACGACAATTCCTAACACTGACATTACTGGCTTGGGCACAATGTCCACGCAAAATGCCAGTGCAGTTGCGATCACTGGTGGAACTATTGCCAGTGCGACGATCACTGGTAGCACCATCAACAGCACCACAATTGGCTCAGGTACTGCCGCGGCTGGTACGTTTACCAGTGTGGCGATGACTACAGGCACGATCACCACAGCGCCTTCTGCCAACACAGACATTGTCAACAAAGAATACGCTGACTCGATTGCTTCAGGCATTAACTTTCATGCCGCTTGTAATTTGGCAACAGCCACGGCTTTGCCATCTTGCACCTACAACAATGGCACTTCAGGTGTAGGCGCTACGCTGACTGCTACAGCAAATGGAGCTTTGTCTGTCGATGGCGTTGCAGTAGCAACTAATGATCGCATCTTGGTCAAAAATCAAGCCAGTGGTTCACAAAACGGTATTTATGTTGTTACAGCTACAGGCTCTGCTGGCACACCATTTATCCTAACCCGTGCGACTGACTACGACACAAGCGGTACTGGAACCAACGAAATTGATCAAGGCGACTTTGTTTTAATCTTGGCAGGCACTGCTTATGCCAATACTTCTTGGGTTCAGCAGACAGCATTGCCAATTACTGTTGGCACCACAGCTATTGTTTGGGTGCAGTTTGGCGCGCCTCTGACCTATACCGCTGGCACAGGTCTGAATGAGTCGCCATCCTATACATTTAACATCGCAAACACTGGCGTGACTGCGGCAACCTATGGCTCTGCCTCACAGGTTCCAGTTCTTGCGGTGAATGCTCAGGGTCAGTTGACTTCAGTCACCAATACCTCGATTGCCATCTCTGCTGGCGCTGTATCGGGCTTGGCGGCTTCTGCAACGACTGACACTACCAATGCATCCAACATCAGCTCAGGAACGCTTCCTACAGGTCGTTTAAGCGGTTCTTACACTGGCATTACTGGTGTCGGTACGCTGACCGCTGGTACATGGAATGGCTCAACAATTGGCATCGGTTATGGTGGAACAGGATTAACAGCTACGCCAAGCAACGGCCAGTTGGCTATTGGTAACGGCTCTGGCTATACCTTGGCTAACCTGACCGCAGGAACGAACGTCAGCATCTCTAACACGGCTGGTGGCATCACAATCTCCGCTACTCCTTCTGCTGGCGGTACTGTGACAAGCGTGGACATGAGCGTTCCATCGTTCCTGTCAGTTTCTGGCAACCCCATCACAACTAGCGGTACGTTGGCTGTCACATATTCTGGCACGGCTCTTCCAGTTGCTAATGGCGGTACAGGTGCTACATCTTTGTCTGGTTACTTGTTTGGCAACGGCACAAGCGCTGTTACTGCTTCCACAACAATTCCAAACACAGCGATCACTGGTTTGGGAACAATCTCAACACAAAATGCTAGTGCTGTAGCTATTACGGGCGGGACAATTGACGGAACATCAATTGGCGCTACAACAGCATCAACTGGTAAATTTACGACTGTGACTGCCACTACTGGCATCTTCGGAGGAACCTTCTAATGGCGGCTTCAGG